AGACCATTCTACATATCGACGCAGGAGAGATATCTGAAGCAATAACTGCAGTCAGGACGATCAAGGATCTTGGCACAGCAATGGAATGGTGGTTGCTATGAGCATCTACCAGAAGTGTCCAGTATGCGACGGAACGGGGCTTGTATCAAGACCACCGAATGTTGCCGGGGATGTGTTGGTGTGGACTGACAACAAGACAGGACCGTATCCCTGCAAGACGTGCTTGGGAACTGGAATCATCAAGGCACCGGAAGAGGTGCCACGGGAGAGCAGTGCAATCCTGACTGACATAATGGAGCAGTCCAGCACAGGAGGTCGACAGTGTTCAGTATAGGCGGCGACATGGTGGGATGGGACATCCCTAATGAGTACGAGACACAAGCAGAAGCAGAGGCAGTGGCTATCATAGGGACTGAGGATGATAGCGTATGGTCTGTTTACTGTTGTGGCTATGACGACCTGGGAGACTATTCGACAGAAGTGCTTGCTCGGAAGTGCGTGGCGCTCGCGTGAAAAGGCGGACTTTACAGGAGGGTGCAATGTTTAGTGTGACCAGTCGTCTTGCGAAACGACACACGGTAGGCGAGTACGACACCCTTGCAGGGGCCGAAAAGGTGGCGGTTTCTGGCAGTCTGGTCTCTATCCGTATTGATGATAGCGTATGGGCTGTCATTCATGACGACACAGAGGAATGCGTAGCACTGGCATGGGAGGGTGGCCTTTATAGGCGGATCACATATACCGAAGATTGCGTAACGGTTGCGCCTCGATCAAGGTGTATTTGTTGTGGTGGGGATGCGGGGTGGAAAGAGTTCTGTCCGTGTTGTGCAGATGCGAAGGAAGGGGCGAAAACGGAATCTCGCACATTAGGGGAGACGGGATTTTGGGATGTCTTAGTGCGCCGGGAGAAAGCGCTGAGAGATCACCTGGTTTCGTGCCACGAGGGAACAAAGGAGAGAGAGGCCACAATGCAAATAATAGACGAGCACAACCTTGCAAGATACTGAAGCGGATGGTTGCTATTGAGCTGCAGAAACCCACGGAGGTCGAGGAATGATGCTGATCAGAGTAGGTGAACGGATCATCAACGGGGAATTGATCGAGACTGCAGAGAAATCCGTGGACCTTCCAAACCAACACGGATATAAGAAGACGATAGTTCAGCTTTGCATGACCAACAACCCCCACGCCAACTATTTGGAGTTTGATGGTAAGGAAGCAGAGGATCTCTGGAAGATACTGGACGCAGAAGTGACGATGAGGACACCAGGAAGCGAGGGGTGACATGGCGCTAATCAAGATCGGGAATGGGATTTTCAACACACACCATATCGCACATGCGATGGCGGTGCCAAGTGAAGATGACGTCCAGGAGGTCATTGCCTTAAACAGCCGTGGCGATAGATACAAGTTCGTGGGGGACGACGCCAAGGCTGCATGGCAGGCGCTCCTGGGGTTTAGCCTGGATACTGGCATTACCCCGGCAACCGCATGTGAACAGCACATAACCGAGAGCATAACAGACAAGCGCGACAAGGAGACATCCCAATGCCAATGACACGGTTGTCCACAAGGGGGTCAAGATGCACTACATCTTTAGTGAGAACATGGCTGCCATGATTGAGCGGTCTGTCGGTATTTCTTTGGGAGACCTTCGTGAAAAGGAATTAGACGAAATTCACCGCTCAATAGAGAAAAAGGTTGGCCACAAACTCAAACTTGGGTTTTCGCCAGGTCATATAGGGCGAGTAAATGTTCTTATTCAACAGGATCGTATCATTTGGCGAGAGGAAATTGAGCGTCTTTGGCAAAGAGTATGACTGTAGGGCACGACCCGTTTCTGTCTGACAGGCGCTCCTGGGGTTTAGCCTGGATATTGGCATTACCCCGGCAACCGCATGTGAACAGCACATAACCGAGAGCATAACAGACAAGCGCGACAAGGAGACATCCCAATGCCAATGACACGGTTGTCCACATTTCCTGTTCTTCAGCCACAAGACCCAATTGAACAGGCTCTGAGTTCTTGGATTTTCGATAGCCACAATTGGGTGGAGAAGTATTCGGGATACTTTGAGTGCCAATGGTGCAAGACATTCCACACGGGCATGCAAGGAATCTCACTTGACTATCCACTATGCCCAGGAAATCCGGCGATGAAGTCACTACGGATGCTTATCAACAAGGAAGCGTTCGTAATGAACGAACTGCGCACCTTGCGGCTGGGGGATACCGGGCACCAAGTGTCATTCCTCCAGTCCCTGCTGGGCTCTCCACCGTCAGGCATCTATGGCCCCCAAACAATGAGGCAGGTCGAGAGCTTTCAGGCTGCTCACGGACTGGCTATAGACGGGGTGGTTGGCGAGAATACGTGGAAGGAATTACTGCGGGTGACCAGAACAAGAGAGATGTCAGGTGCGAGCAGAGACCAGGTTATGACCGATCGTGGTACCACCAAGGCCACAGAAAGCGGTCCAGCACTCACATGCATAAGGCCGCCGACCGACATGGAAATGAAGGACTGGATCGACAAGGCATCGTATCAGGAGTTGCTTGCGGCATGGCGATACGAGGAAGACGGATCTCCATGGTTGCAGAGAGAAACTGGACGTCACCTTAAGGAACGGATGGATGCGCTACGGAGGTCACTGTCTGTAGACGAGAAGATACGCATCAGCAAGGCGCCGTTGGGCGACACAGATCGCGCTGTCTATAGACGAGAGTATACGCATCAGCAAGGTGCCGTTGGATAGTAACCGGAGGGTCACAAAGGAGACATCACCATGACCGACCTGGAGATGATGGACTGGATCGACAAGGCATCGTATCAGGAGCTGCTTGAGAAGTGGAGACATTGCGAAGCGGGTTCTCCGTGGTTCCAGGGGGAGGTTGGCTTTCGCTTCAGGGACAGGATGATCGTCGTCAGAGCGACACTGCCTTTTGCGGAGAGGGTGCGTATCAGCAAGGCAGCGGGATGGGAAGGGAGGGATACGTGACCGACAAGGAACGACCACTATATTTAGCGCAGGGGACTGTCGGGTTTAGCCGACAGAGGAATGCGCCGCCTCCTTTCTACTGTTAACAGATTTAACTTGACAAACACCCTATACGAGTGTATATTGTTTGTATGGAGATTACTCGCACCACAAGACTTAGGGTTGATCTGACGTTCGACGTTGCTGAACGAACGGTTTTGGCATGGACTGAGGCTTGTAACTACATCAGCCAAGTCGCCTTTGACCATGATCGAATGGCTAATTCGATCCGCCTGCACCGGTTGGTTTATTACGATGTCCGTGAGCAATTCGGGCTGTCGTCCCAGATTACAGCCAATGCTATCCGCTGGGTTGCAAGCAAATACCTGGCCCTTTACAAGTCCAAGAAATGCCCGAAGACGCCCATTCGATTTCGGATGAATGCGGTCGTTTTGCAAGGCGGTGTTCGTGGCCGAGATTTCTCCTTTCTGGGTCGTGGGTTAAGCATCAGCACTATGGACGGACGTATCAAGGGCATTGGATTTCGCGGAGAACCCAGGCTTACCGAGTATCTGACGGACTGGCAACTCGGTGATGCTCGTCTTTTCGTGAGAAAACATAAGGTCTACCTGGCTGTCTCGTTCACGAAGAATGTCCAGACAGTTCACCTTCCCAACGATGCTGTTGTTGGGGTTGACCGAGGAATCAACTGCCTTGCCGTAGTCACCGACGGCCAGAAACAACAGTTCTTCGGTGGCGGATACACCAAGCATGTGCATCGTCGTTACGCCCTCATTCGCGCCAATCTCCAACGGAAAAAGACAGAGCATCCGACTCGCAGTATCCGTCGAGTGATCAAACTGCTGTCCGGACGAGAAGCACGATTCACCCGCAACACTAATCACGTCGTAAGCAAGCAGATCATTACGTTCGCTGCACAAACCGGGAACCCCACGATTGCACTGGAAGACCTCAATGGCATCCGCAACGGGCGTCGATTCCGGAAAGCACAACGCACCGACCTTAACCGATGGAGCTTTGCTCAACTGGAGTTCTTCATCCGGTATAAGGCCGAAGCCCTCGGGTTCGAGGTTGTTGGCGTTGACCCGAAGAACACCAGTAAGGGATGCTCTCGGTGCGGCTATGTTGATGATCGGAATCGCCGCTTGTTGAGTTTCTGCTGCCATGCTTGTGGTCTCCAATTGCACTCTGATCTTAACGCCTCTCGTAATATCCGACTGAGAGGTATCCTGGCTCGGCAAGTCCTGGGTCAGGTTGGGCCGCCGTCAATCGGCCCCGAAGCACGACTCGATGACTCCGGCTCGAAACCGGACGAGGGGACGGGCAAGCTGCCTGCTTTAGCTGGCAGTAATTGACCCTTTGACGAGGATAGAGTGGTGGTCTCGACATAGACGAATTGAGGCGAAAATGAGCGACAAGGAAAAACAAGTTGAAATAATAAAGTCGGTTAGGTTGATCGAACAGGCGGCACACAAGGTGAGGTGCTGTGTCAACGAGGACAGTACCGAAGGAGCCGAAGACAAGATGCACGATCTGGTGGCTCTGGCAATAGAGGTCGGGCGGATTTATGCGGAACCGCAAGAATTGGAGATACGACCGGAAGTCATGTCATTTGCTCGACAGATGGAAGAGCGACTGAGAGCAAACGACCACAAAGGGGGGTGGCAGGACATGACCCCGGGTGATCTTATTCGCCGTCTGGACGATGAGTTTTTTGAGTTATGGGCGGAAATCGACAACAAGGCAAGCGCGGAGCGGATTGTGGGCGAGTGCGCTGATGTTGCGAATTTTTGCATGATGCTGGCAGACAACATTGGGCACGGGAGAGGGCGGTGACGATATTGGAATCTATCATTGGTGCTGCCATGGGGACTGGCATATGGGCAGTGATCCTCTACTTTCTGTGGGTCTATTGTAAGCATAGGAGACACAAGGCAGGTCGAGGGCGAAGATGTTTCAACGATGGAAAGAAAGACGGAAGACAGAGAAAGCGCAAGCTAATCCACGCAAGCAGCCCCGGAGGGAGCATAATGAAAACCATTCTAATAATATTGTTTCTTGCAGGAGCTGATGTGTCAGCAAATGAGCAGGTTCTTTTGAGCAACAACTATGAAGCAGGGGAAATAGATAGCATGCTGATGGACATAGAACCAATAAAGCCCAACTATAATTGGCGCATCATGCCGAGTATCCCAGACAGCACCCAATGCTTATTATGCGAAAAGCGGTTCGCTGCTTCTTCTGGGATGCTCCTTGTGTTCCCGGTACTGAAAGGATCACCAGCAGCTTGTTTCAAATGTTTGTTTCGTCGTGTTACTGGCAAAGATATTGATTGGAGTGATGAGACAAAAGCCAGATGGAAGTTGAAGTAACAGAACACAACAGAGCAAGGCGCGAACGCAATTCCGGTGCTGCGAGTGTCGGGAGGAAATTGAAAGTGGGGCGGAATACATGTACAGTTCTGGGATTTGGAACGGGCAGGGGACGTCGTATAAGACCTGCGTAATGTTGCCATAAATGGAGACGGTGTATGACTGACGAAGAGAGACTTGAAGGGATTCAGCATCACATATGGATAGCATTAGCAGATATGATCCACATGGAGGAACCCTACCACACTCTCCCCCTTATGAGCATCCTTCAGATAGCACAGGGGGAAGCGAGAGTTCTCAAGGCCAAGTTGGAGGAGATGGAATTACTTCAGTATAAGGATGAGCAAGTGTCCAGTGATAATCAAACAAAAGTCTTGACAATTTGACAGAAGTGTATTATATTGTTTGTATGGGTTATTGGACGAGGGTTTGGTGATGATCGGTGAAATGCCAGAGGCCTACAAAGAGAAGGACAGGATAGCGCGAAAGCCTCACAAGTGCTGCGAGTGCGGAGGGGGAATCGCAGTCGGCCAGATCTACTCGTATGCTTCCGGGGTGTGGGAGGGGCAAGGAGAGTCATACAAAACGTGCAAGCCATGTCATTCGATGCGCAGCCTGGTTTGTAGCTGGAGCTGGGTAGACGAGTATCCTCCATTCGGGGAACTGATAGAGTGGGCTACTGAGACGGTCAAGGACGACAAGACATCAAAGGCCATGGTTGAGGAATGGCTTCAAGGGCAAGAAAAGAAAAAGGGGCTGAAAGATGGCAAAGATTGAGTCCGGTTTCCAGGTGCCAGAAGATCGTAAGTTTCGTATTGTAGCCGACCAGAAGAAATCAGAGGTAGATCACCCCGACCACTACAACTGGCTCCCAGGCACGGAGTGTATTGACGTGGCCGAGCATTTCAATTTCAACCTCGGTAATGCGGTTAAGTATATCTGGAGAGTTGAAACTAAGGAAATTTCTGGTGCGCTTGTGGATCTACGAAAGGCGAGATGGTATGTAGATCGGGAGATCAAGCGCATGGAAGCGGCGATAGCAAGACTGACACCCATAGAGGAAGAAATCCTGGCCTACGAAAAACGACTGAAAGAAGAGGAGATCGAGCTTGATGAGCGGACTGCGACGCTGGTGCCGACCGAGGAGCAGGCCGTCTCGCTGGCGCGGAAGATGTTGGTCGAATTAGACGATCTGTCATTTACACCGATGTTGGATGATAGAAAAGAATGGACTGAGTGGGTTCGGGTCGTTGTGGCAGCGCTCGACATCCACGAAGCAGCAACGTTTGTGGCGGAAAAGATCAGAAGTGGGGGAGGAGAACCAAAGCCTGATATGGCGCGATGTCGCCGGAAGGCAGAAATAATAAGAATATTGTGGAGGGAGATGAAGCATGACACCGCTACGACGACAGCCTGACACCGGCACGACAGCGGAGTATGTCGATTGCGACGGATGGTCGGCAGACTTGGGTTGCAACAAAACGTGCAAGCCGCAGGACTGGAAAGGCCGATACGGGGGCAGGAATCTGTGCAGTCAATGTGCCAAGAGACGGGATGGCGATAACAGGAATTGGGCGTGGTTGACAAGATGAAGGCGGAGATTAAGGAGGTGCCGAGTGATAGAGGATGTGGTTGTTTGGTTTGTGGTCATGTTCATGGCCGCAGTGGGCGCTTGGCTGATCCGGATGCTTTGGATGGTGGGGAGAAGTGAATCGCATTGCACACTGTATGACCTGCGGCCAAGTCAACATCGTCCAGAGGGTAACGACACCGGAGATGAAGGCGGAGATTTAGGAGGTAACTGATGGCATCAGATGTTTCAGTAAGACCAGTAGAGGCATACGAGACGGCAAGAGAAATCATCGTATTAGGGAGACCCAAACCCAACGATGACTCACATAATTGCGACGTGCTTGGTTGTGGTTCAACTGGCCCGCACGTTCTCTATAGGTTTTTGAAACCAGAACCAGAAGAATGCCTATGTGGTGAGGATGAACGATCATGAGTAAGCGACGCAAGGCAGGAGATTGGGTGTTTGTATGTAAGGGTGCCGGGTTTGGTTTATCCCGTGGTGAATGTGCCATAATCAGACCAGAACCAGAAGGCCGAGACAACGACTTGTGTGTACTGCAGTGTGGTGATGATGACTGCCAGGAGTGGAGCACACTGTGGACAGAGAATGACCCCTGTTCGTTATGTCACGTGTCGGAGTGCGACATGCTCGACTCTGAAGCAGATGCCGTCCGAGAATAAGGAGGCGAAAGTGGTGCTCCCGGACAACAGGCAGGCAGTCGCCTTGTATTCTCATGTCTCCAGTTTATTCGCAGGCGACCACTACGAAATGATCGAAGATGAGCCTGAGTATGAGGCCATTGCAGAAGAGATGCGGGACATCATCAGGGCTCGCAATGACAGAGCCGCAGGTGCAACGATTCTCTGGTGGGACAGTTGGGACAAGAAATTGACGGCTACGAGATTTGCACGAACAGTCAGGGAACGATGGACGGCACACCAGAAGGAGGTCGCGGGTGGATCGCGAAAAAGCCAGGAAATTGATGTCATGCTCTGAGGATTACGTGAGAACGGCACGACTGTTTGTGTCCTCGGTGATAGAGAAATACGAACCAGCACAAACAAATCACTTCGTGGCGCTATTGGGTCACTTGAACACGGCGATGGAACAATGTCGGTTGTTCAAGGATAAGTTTGGTAGCACAGGGCCATATAAAGAGGAGAACATCAATGTCGGCTGAGATCAAGAACTGCGGATGCGAGAATAAAGGGCAAGACGTCCTGCACGGTCACGGAAAACGGGTGTTCAACGGCGGCTCAACGAACTGGACGTGCACGGCCTGTGGGGCCAAGCAACCACTGAGCCAAGGAGAACGGAACATTAAGGAGCAAACCAAGGGAAAGAAAAATGGCTGACCTAATTAAGGAGGCATATTTATGCAGGTGCATGTGGTCTGTTTCGGTCTTGGTTTCTATTGCGGGGTGGTTGCTCTTGCGGTTGTGCTGATAGCGGCCAGGAGTAAGACTGCAACAGGAGAGACGTGGCGGGGATACATGGCGCGGCACTTCAGGCAGTTACGTCGGTGGACTGATGGGCAAGAAGGAGAACGCAATGCCAATTGAACGCACAGAACTACTGAGGGCTCTTGAGTCTGTTGTATCTGCGGCACCGGGCAATCCGTCACTGCCGATCTTGTCAACTGTAGCCCTAATAGCGCATGATGGTAGATTGATAGCGCGATGCACTGACCTGGACATATCAATCGCAACTACGGCAAAAATGATGATGCAGGCTACAGGGGATTTGACCCTGGTAAATGACGAGTGGTCAATATGCCTTCCTGCAGCCAAGCTCCTGGAGTTGGTGAAGGTATTTGACGATGGAGAAATCCGCGTGGAGGCAGAGGTTGACCGTGTAACTCTTCATACCGCCAATGGCAAGTATAAACTGGCCGGAATGGATGCAGAAGACTTCCCGGCAGACTCCAAGATGGACAGTAACCAGCAAATCGAATTCAGTCCGGAGGAGGCGGAGGTCTTCGGAGAAGCACTGAACAAGGTGGTGTTTGCGGCGAGCACAGACACTGCAACAAGGACAATACTCACCGGTGTGCATATGAAGGCAAGCGGTGGTAGCTTGATGCTCAGGGCCACGACTGGATACATGGCCGCAATGTGCAGAATCCCGGCAGCCGGAGAGATGGATATTGTGGTGCCGGCCAAGGCCGGAATCCAGAAGATCATCCGGATGTGCAAGTCTGGCGAGCCGGTAGTTGTGCGGTGGAAGGATGCGTTTCTTGAGTGCGAGTCTGGGCCGACAAGACTGGATTGTCGGTTACTTGAGGGGATATACCCCGACGTTGAGCGGATCATCCCGGAGCACACAACAAAAGTGACGTGCAATGTGGCAGAGTTACGGGGTGTTGTTCTGCGTAATCTGTCAATGGCCGACGAGAACTCAGCACTGAGATGCGAGATTGCAGGGAGTGAAGTCACGATGTCGGCGCAGTCAGGCGCGAAGGCGACTCAGGCGACTGAGACCGTCGCGGTAAAGACAGAAGGCAAGGAAACCGTAGTAAGCCTGAGCTGCAAGTATCTCTTAGATGTGCTGAAGCGAATCGACTCCGAGGAGGTCGTTTGGATGATCAAGGGGCCTATGGACGCAATGCTCTTGAAGCCTGCAGATAACGAGGATCAACGTTTCGTGATTATGCCGATGCGCGGGCCGAAATCAGACCACGAGGAGGCTGATGGATAAGATATGCGGAAACTGCAGGCACTTCTCCCATTCTCGGGGGCCAACAGGACGACCAAGACCTAAAGAGCCAGGTTATTGTGGTTGGAGGTGCAAAGCGCTTGACGAGTGGCCTGCAGTATGGCCCACGGCATATGAGGAAGATCGAGGGTTTCGGGATTGCACTCCGCTACCACCACGGCAAAAGACGCGGATTTACAAGGAGACTGGAGGGTCATATCGTCCATGTCAGTGCTGGGAAGCACAAGAGCAAGCGGCCAAGGCAGAGAAAACGGAGCAGGTAGCGTTCAATGTTTGATACACAATGCCCGGTGTGCCCGTAATGACCAATGGTGGGGATCCTTGTGGCAGGCGAATAGGTAAGCCTAAATAGGCCCAACCCCTAGCCCGCGCCACAGGTTGGGCCAGATTGCCGAGACCGGTTCGTGGCCGGCTTTGACGACAGCGGTATCTGATGATGCGGGTTCGAGTCCCGTCACCGGGCAACAAAACGAAGAGAGGAACGAATATGGAAGACGAAGACATTTGCGGGTTTTGCGGATTGCCTGGAGCAGACAAATACCCGCACCCTGTTCGCTGGCCAGACGAGGACAGTGCTGGGACTAAGCTCGTGCATGCTGAATGCGAGGCAGAGGAATGCGCAAGGGCAAGTGCACTATGTCAAGGCAAGGCGCGAGAAGATTTCCTACGACATTTGTAAGGAGCAGAAATGACAATAGAAGAATTGAAAAACACAACACTTCCCTTTGATGTTGTTTGCACCATCGGTTGTTCTTCGCGTGGCACGGTAATAGGTTTCTCGGAACAAGATCCACTTGATGTTGGTGGTGGAATGTTTCCAGATATGCCTACTGTTTATTTCAAGGGCGGCGGCTGGCTGTTGGTAAGTCATTTGCTGAGGCATTACGAATTGGCAACCCCCACAACTCCCGTCACCGGGCAACAAATAACAATGTGAGGGCAAAATGCCGACCAAGGATAAGCACGTGAAATTAGACTCAGGCCAAAAACATCTTCTTCGATTAATAAGAAGGGATTGCCACACCGATGGGTGGACAACAGTTAGTGAGAAGGTTCTGCCATTGGTAGAGATGCTGCCGAGCCAACTTGTTAGGATTGGACCCCTCGGAGCACAGTTGACACCCGAGGGGAGTAGCGTCGTGAGCGCGATGGACTGGCTGGAATGAACATTGTAAGGTGATGTCCGACGGAGAGCGAAGGAGCATCGACATGACTTTTGACGAATGGTGGTCTGGGTACTGGAAAGATTCAGAATCAGTAACGCCGATTCTACAAGCAGCCTTCCGGGAGGTAGCTTACCGGGGGTGGAAGGCCAGAGAGTCTATTCTTCCTCCTCCTGTCGAATGGCGTGGAGAGGACATTGATGAAGCTGCTGAGTATTTATGTAGATGCGGCTGAAACCTAGTGGAAAAAGCTGGTAGCAGGCGCTTCGGAGCTGTTGTGATCCTGGTCGCGGATCTGTCCTCGCATGGTTTACTCAGTTGCCAGCCGACGCCACATACATATGGACATCACATGAATATCTGGCTCATAGCTGATACACATTGGGGTCACGAACGGTTACAGGTCCTCGCAGAGCGCCCCGCCGATTTTGGTGAGCAGATCATCAAAAACTGGAGAGCGACAGTCGGAATGGACGATCTCGTTATCCACTTGGGAGACGTGATATGGAAACGCGACTCCGAGTTGAAGGGTGTGCTCGAATCGTTGCCGGGGTGGAAGGTTCTGGTTCGAGGGAACCACGATCATCAGCGGACACGGTGGTATATGACGCGCGGTTTCTCATTCGTCTGCGAGATGTTCGTCCGGAAAGGCGTGTTGTTTACACACGTGCCGTTCTTCCCGGTGCTTCGGGACAGGTTTACCGCCAACGTACACGGACACCTGCATGGAGGTGCGGAGATACGTCATACCGATGAGATGGACGGAGTATATGATCCGTCATGGCACAAGCTCGTAGCACTTGAACACCACTACTCACCCATCAGACTGGAGGATGTCACATGAAGGACATATTGTCGGTGGTTGTAGGCTCCAGACTACACGGACTACACCAGGATACATCAGATACGGATATCCGAGGAATCTTCCAGGAAGACATAGAGGAACTGATTTCCCCATTCAGGACTCCCAAGACGACACACTGGACGGAGGGAGATGAAGACAACACGTCATACGAGCTTCGTCACTTCTGTAAAATGGCAGTCCAAGGAAATCCGACAATACTTGAGATTCTGTGGTCGAATCAGGTTGTCCACACGACACCTGCTGGCACTTATCTGCAGATGTGGCGTCATGATTTTCTCGACAGCCACAATATCTATGAGGCACATAAGGGGTATGCGCACAACCAGTACAAGAAGATGAACCTGTTTGAGCCAGACGCCAGAACTCCCAAGTTCGCAGTGGCGTATCTTCGGTCCCTAAGACAAGGGATCGACTTGTTGTTAACGGGGGACTTCTCACCGCAGGTAGCAGAAGGCGACAAGGAGTTCTTGATGGAGGTCAAATACTCTTGGAATCCCGGGTTGATCCCGGTTCTATCCCGCAAGTTCGCGGAGCTTCAAGTTGAGTTCGCCGATGTGTACGCTCAGAACCACGACCGACTCAAGCCAGACATCGGAATAATAGAAGAGTTTCTTCTCGGTGAGTACACGCAGCTTTTTCCAGTCGTCCGTCCCGCGTGGACAACAGATAGAAGTTGATGCCCTTCATCCGTGAACGATACTCAGTAGACTGGCCCGAAGTCAGCAAGAGAATACGGGAACGAGACGGCCAGCAGTGCAAGTGGTGCGGGGTTGCGAATCACGCTATAGGCTACAGGGACGAGGATGGCAGATTCCACAGGGCAGGCATAGGCGACGAAAGTGTTTGTCTTGATGGTTACAAGCTGATTCGGATTGTCCTGACGGTGGCGCATGTGAACCATGATCCGACAGATAACCGAGACGAGAATCTTGCGGCACTCTGTCAAAGGTGTCATAATAGGCACGACAGGGAGCACAGGAACGTAACGGCAGCACAGACACGGAGGCGGAAGATGCGAGAACAAGGACAGTTGGAATTGTTGGAGGTCCCAGGGTGAAGCCGGACAAGGTAAACATCCTGGGGATCGAGTATACAATTCAGTATGTGCACACGCCTTCGGAAGTTGATAATCAGAAGAGAGATTCCCTGTGGGGCCAGATCGATCTATGGGATAGAACAATCCGTATCTATGACAATGGCCGCTCCAACGAAGACATCCTGCGGACTCTCTTGCACGAGATTCTACACGGAATTGGGGCTGCTATGATGCTGAATTCCACGAACACGAGAAGGAAGTAGAATCTATTGCACTGGCTCTTGCGGATGTCTTGAATAGGAACGGATGGCTTGCTAAAGAAAACCCTTGACAAACTGGTGGATGTTTTGATATATTAACGCCATGCAAAAGCTTTCAGCCTTTATAGCAAAACGCGGGGGCCGAAGTGAACCAGAGGGTAACAGAACAACACAAACAGGCGGACCAGGCAAGGCCAGATGATGAGACTTGGGTTCGCCTTTTTGTTTGTGCCAATTCTTGCGGTTCCGCATAAATTGAGGGAGTATTCATGGGTGACATAGCATCCAGGATCATCAAGACTGAACTGATCAAGTGGCGCGATGCGACGTGGTTGCAGGCGAACCTGAAAGAACTATCAGAGGCGTCATTCCGGGCACTTAAGACATCACTGAAACAGAATGGTTTTGCTATGCCGTTTGCTGTATGGCAGGACACGGCCAAAGCTACGTTGTGGATATTGGACGGGCACCATAGGCAAAAGGCAATGATAGAACTGGAAGGGGAGGGTCATAGATTCCCAGATGAACTGCCGGCGAACTTCGTTGATTGCCAGGATATGGCCGAAGCGGCGAAGTTGGTCTTGGTGTATTCGTCTGTGTATGCGTCGGTGACGAGCGAGGGGCTTTACGAGCACTTGGAGCGGTTTGACTTGGACTTCGACTCATTGTCACAGATGATGATATTGCCTAATCTGGACATGGAGGAGTTTGCCACAGAATTCATGGGAACAAATGCCATACCTGATGTGTCATTCAAGACCTATGATGAGTCTATTGCTGACGGTGTTGAGGTGTGCAATTGTCCAACTTGTGGACATGAACATGCTCGCAAAAAGTAACTATGTTGGTATCCTTAATCAGTCATGGGAGGAGCACCTTGCTCCACGCGACGACGATGCACCAACAGTTATCAGCACCTTTGCGGGATGTGGAGGTTCAAGCCTTGGGTATTCTATGGCGGGATTCCGGGAATTACTGGCCGTAGAGTGGGACAACAATGCAGTGGAAACTTTTAAGCGGAACTTTCCTGAAGTGCCGGTGTATCATGGGGATATAGGCAGGTTGACAGTTGATGAATGTATGCGGTTGTCTGGGCTTACTGAAGCAGGACAACTTGATGTAATGGATTCATCGCCTCCCTGTCAGGGGTTTTCTTCTGCTGGCAATAGAGAATATACTGATGATCGCAATCAACTTTTTCGACAATATGTGCGATTATTGGAGGGGTTACGTCCAAAAGTCTTCGTAATGGAGAATGTGTCAGGTATGGTACAAGGCAAGATGAAGTTGATATTCGCAGAGATTTTGCGTGAGTTAAAATCAACAGGATACCAAGTAACAGCAACACTGATGAATGCAATGTATTACAGCGTGCCACAAGCAAGAGAACGATTGATCTTTGTGGGAGTGCGAGATGACTTAGGGGTTGCGCCAAGTTTGTCAAAGACTGAATCAAGCCCTATCACTATCAGACAAGCATGGGATGGATTGATAGTGGACAAGAAGGGACTTGGGTTGACTCCGTTATATCTGAAGTATTGGACTGTGGCAAAGAATGGCGAATCTGTGGGTTTGTATGGTGCTGGAGGACGAAAATTGCGAATGAATAAACCAGGAACTACAATCACAAAGGCAGGTCATTTATATCACCCATTTGAACCAAGAACTTTGGCTATATCTGAACAAAAAAGATTGGCTTCATTCCCTGATCAGTTTCATTTTGTAGGAACAAGAATAGATGCACAGAATAGGATAGGCAATTCTGTCCCTCCATTGATGATGAGAGCAATCGCAAGACATATTAGGCGATTGATTAATGTATAAAGGCAACCAATGAGCGAAACGGACACACATAAGACAGGGGAACAACCTACAGTAAATACGGGAGGAATACGCCGAAAAGGTAGTCCCCCGTGGAAGCCTATCGACGAGCGACGAGTTGAAGTATTGGCAGCACAAGGGTTATCAGATGAGCAAATAGCTGCTGCCCTTGGGATCAACTTCAAGACACTACTCCGTCGTAAGCAGCGATTTGAGGAATTCCGCGCTGTGATGGAGAGGGGGAAGGCCCTTGGCATTGCTCAGGTCGCCAATGTGCTCTTCCAAAAGGCCACAGTTGACAAAGACGTGACGGCCATGATCTTCTTCCTGAAGTGTCGGGCTAAGTGGCAGGATAGGGTGGCAGTGGACATTGAGCATCATGCGGACGGTGACATCCAAGAACTTGCATCACTGGTAAGAGAACGGCGGTTACAATTGGCAGGCAATAATGGGCATGTGAAGCAGTTGCCAGAGGATACCGAGATGATTGAGTTTGAGGAGGCAACGGGGTAGCAAAATGATTTTACTATATTCCTCGTTGTGCATAGAATGCCACTCTCATGGAGCCACGAATAATGAGACTCAAAAATCGAATACAATCCATATGTTTATGGGTGCAGAATGCCTAAGAAAATGACCATAACCGACGCAAAACTCCTGGCGATGGAGGATACCTATTGGTTCGCCAGATATGTGCTTGGTTATGACAAGCTGGAGTCATTGGTGCACGGTGAATGGTCAAGACGGTTCGATGCCTCAGATTGTAGGCGATGGTTGATATTGCGACCGCGTAAGACGTTCAAGACGACGATATATACCATATCTTATGCGATGCGGCGGCTATTGGTCAACCCAGACCTGCGCATACTCATCGTAAACGCCGTAGAGGGGAATGCTGCAGGCTTCCTTCGGGAGATCAAGGGGCACTATGAGAGAGGTGTCAAGTTCCGGCAGTTGTTTGGGGACTGGATATCGGACAAATGGAACGAAGGGGGAATATCCGTAAAGCCCAGGACGAGCACTCAGAAGGAATTATCCATCCAGGTCTCAGGATATGGATCAACTCTGGTGTCGGCTCACTACGACCTCATAATCGTAGACGACCTCGTGAACAGTGATGATCGGTTCTCGGCATTGACTCGGAACAAGAAAAAAGAATGGTATCGGGACTGCATATCCTTGCTCGATGAGGGCGGCGAGATCGTCATTGTAGGCACGAGATGGCACCCGGATGATCTGTATAACTGGATCATCAATGACCTAAATAAGATGCTCAGCCCACAGGATCGATATGTTACGGAAATCGACGGTTGTTACCTGAAGGACGGGACGACCCCGCGATACCCGGATATGCTGTCGGAATCGGCGCTGAACAGGATCAAGACGGAGGTTGGGCCGGGTGATTTCGCGGCGAACTACCTGAACGATCCTAAACCGGTGGGCTCCCGAATCTTTGATATTGACACGATGGCCTTTTTCGATGGAGCAGGGGACGTGTCACAGTATGATGAGATTTATGGCTTCTGTGACCCTGCTCTTGGCAAGTCCAATCTGGGATGTTACTCTGCGGTGGTGACGGTGGGCTGCAGGAAATCAACTACAGCAATCGACGTGCTGGATGCGGATCTGCGGCGGATTTCGCCGGACGCCTTGCTGGTGATGATCAAGCAAAAGCACGCTTTCTATCGTTTCACAGAGTTCGGGATTGAGAGCAATGCCTTTCAAGAGCGATTGATCGGGGAATTATCTGCTCTTGTTCCTGACCTTTACGTGCAGGGAGTGCCACACAGGAGCGAGAAGGCGGGCCGGATACAGTCCCTACAGCCTCTTGTAGCTCGTGGGCAGTTAAGGTTTGCATCGGATTGGCGGAGTAGATATCCGGTTCTGATGGATCAGTTATTGAACTGCCAGCTTGACGCGCTTCCGGCCTATGTAGACGGGCCTGATGCATTGGAGGGTGCAGTATCGCTCGTAAAGCCTGTAGAGGTCGAAGAAGACACCTCCTGGGCTGATGATCCCTATTATGGCCCTTCTGTGCGATCAAGGGCGGCGCAGGAAGCCGAGGACATCGACGACTACGAGGAAGACCCCTACTATGCGATTGTGTGAGTCGTTCTGGTATTCAGGGGGTGACCACTCCCCCCGCTGAAGCAGGGGGCTTCTCAGGCTACGCATGAGCTTAAAGCCTCTACGTTAGCGCCTGACGGCACAGTCCGTGCCGATTGTAAGATGTTCTTGGCCGCGTTCTGGTCGCGGCACAACACTAAACCACAGGAATCGCAATGATACACCCGAACAGACAGCGTAACTTTCTTGACAGGGATAACCCCGCACGCGAAGCACCGCTGCGTAGTGTATCTGGGATCGACCCCCACCACCTCGACCCCGGCGCATTCTGCCTTGAATCGGAGTATGTTCAGGAAGTTACCCCATCCTGCATCGTTGACGGACTTCGCCAACATACTGCGAGAAAGTCCCTTGACGTTCAGGTCTTCGTGAGCAATAAGGCCGTATTTACCGACAAGGGAAAGAGCGGTCTTGTGGTGAAAGTCTCGGCGTTGGTTCCCAACATGCAGATGCACTTTGGCTACACGCCTGACTGCCTTTTTGCGACGGCGGCTTCCCCTCTTCTTTCGGGAGAGAGAGCGTTGTGCGATGCGGAGTTTCTTCTCTGCACCAGCGAAGAACCGTGGAGGATCAACAGAAGCACCGTCGGAAGTGACAAGAAACGACTTCAACCCCAGGTCAATACCAACAGGAGGATTGACGGACGGGATGACATCAACATCCGGGAGCTCACAGGAGAAAGATACATACCACGACCCAGCTTTTGTGCTCACGGTCAGGGAAGCGATACGAGCATCCACGGGAAGCTCCCGATGCAACTTCACCTTCACCATACCAACGTGCTGAACGTAGACCTTATGGCACTTCAGTTTGCTGCCGTCGCCGTATGTGAACTTCACAGAATCAAAACGACCCACACCCTTGAATCGGGGATACCCAGGTTTTTCGCCAGTCTTAATCCTACGGAAGAAGTTTCGAAAAGCACGATCAAGACGGCGCAGGGTGTGTTGGCAGGAAGAGAAGTTGACACCCACAAGGGAAGGAACGTCGGGGCGGTCCAGTGTCAGCCGAGCGGATTGTTCGGAATACTTCACGGATTTCTGATCATCCTCGAAAGAGTTCTTGCGCCAGGACAAGGCCATGTTGTAAATCCGGCGGTGCGTCTCAAGCATCTGCTCAAGAGCGAGGACTTGAGTTTTGGTCGGATACAGGCGGTATTTGAATCCCTTACGCATGCTACTCTCCAAACAGAAAGGCCCACCGGGTGCGAATTGACTTGGTGAGCCAAAACCGGAGGGCCAGTCTATAAAACATGACAAAAAGGAAAACTCACCTTTCAATTCGCATATATAAGATACAACGAAAGGATTGCAATGTCAAGCGAAATCTCACAAAAAGGAGCAGGCGCATTCCTCTGTCGGCTAAACCCGACAGTCCCCTGCGCCAAAGATGGATGGAATAAAGCGTGCATCTCATGGGAGCCATGAATACGAGCGAATACTACGAATAAAAGAAACTGGTGATTATCTAACCAGGAGGATTTGAATGATTGCGAAGAGGCCATACACAAGGCGGGCTATGTCTGCTGCTGAAGTGAAGGAAGAGAACCGAACTCTATCGACAGACATTCCTGAGCCTGTCATTTCCGAGAACGGCCACCGGCAACCATTCACGGGCTTATCGCCGGAGCGGTTCGTTCAGTTCGTGGAGAGGGCGCAGACTGTTATCCGTCGCATCAATCGGACTCCATCGCTGACTCTGCAAGTGCAGTTTGTGGTTGATCAGTTTGATGATGATGGACGACCGGCGCGGATGGCCGTATGGCAAGGCTCCCAGAACAGGCCGATGGCTATTTTCTCTAAGGACATCCTGCGAGTGAATACGGGATGGTTCTTGATGGAACTGAAACGCGACTTGACAACGACCGAATTCTTCCGAGGGTATCCGGCATGAACATCAGACAGACGCCACCACAGTCAAGGATGAAGGTTCTGGCGCGGATGTCCCAGGGGTTACGGTTGGTGCCGGACGTGTGCGCCTTGTGCGCTAAGTTTCCGTGCCTGAATGAACATAACCAAATCAGAGAAACGGGAGACTTGAGCCTGGAGATGAACGGGAGCGTGAAGTATCAGTTTGTGCCCTGTGCAGACGAGGCGGGGTATCCGAGGGAGTATGTTGCGAAGGCGCGGTATGTGCCTCGCTTTGATGGTATCAAGTGGCAGAATCCGAGACATATGCTGCGGGTCGGGCAAGGAGGTTAGGGTGAGTCTACGCGAATGGTGGGACAAGCACGGATTGCTGACGCGATCGCAAGCGCACGAGATAGCTCATAGGGCCGGGGAGCAGGCGGTGCTGGAGGAGCGCCGGTGGTTGGGGTATGGGCAGGGAGACAGAGAAAGCAACATAGACGACCCTGTGACATTCGCGGAAGCCTGGCAGTGGGCCGAAGGCGCAAAGATTGCTAAGACCCTTGGACTCCACGAAGCAGCAGACTTCGACACGCTTGCGGCTCGGTCGGGATGGATCATGATGGGATTGTCTTCCGCGGAGGACGCAAACAGGGTTGTGCCGGACGGCAAGCTCCGGAATCTGCAGGACGCGGCATTCGAGAAGGCACAGAACAACCCACACGCCAAGGGAGCGGTGAAGGCGATTCGCAAGTATGTGGCAGGGCGAGGGGTGGCTGTTTCTTCTCCGGTGAAGGAAGTCAACGATGTAATCCAAGACTTCTGGCTGCAGAACGACATGAATGCTCGCCATAAGGCCATGGTGAGGTCGGTCTACATCGAGGGTGAGTATTTCTGCCTTTACAGTATCCATCCGGGCACGGGACAGGTGACAATGCGGCGAATTCCTCCGAAGGAAATCACGGGCATAGAAACCGACCCCGAGGATATCGAGAACGTGTGGACATATCAGCGACAATTCTTGGGACCGACGGGTGCCAAAGAGGAGCGGTACTATGCCGACATTGACTACTATCGAACGCTGGCACAAGCCAAGACCGAGGGACTGGAGCCACTGCCACAATCATCAGTGCATGATCACATCAGACAACAGGCCGTAGCGGGCGATGTTCTCGTGCAGTTCATCCGGTGGGGCGAAGAGGGTGAGAAGCGTGGGCGCGTGCCGATGGCCGCAGAACTTCCCTACTTCAAGATGATGGAGCAGATTAACCAGGATGCGGCACGGCGGTGCCATGAGCAGGCCAAGGTGATTTGGCTCAAGAAGATCACGGGCCGAACAGGTGAGGCAACCACACGAGAACGACGGGCACCGGCTGGTGGAGTAATGCTGGTAGAGACAGACAGTGTATCTTACCGCAGTGAATCCCCGAAGTTGGCCGCAGGAGATATGGAGACGGTGCGACTGATGTTGATTCACACGATTGGGGCGGGTCTCCAGATACCAGATGTCATTCTGGACAGCAACGCAGATACTCAAAGTTATGCATCGATCAAGAAGTCAGATACTCCATTCTTGCAGGAGGTCTTAGACTGGCAGGACTTCTGGGACGATCATCTCCGTGTGATGTTATCGGTGCCTATCCGGGCAGCTATTGAGGCCAAGCGATTGCAGCCGACCATCACAATTAACCGGTTTGTGGATGAGGCTGTCTGGGATGTAGTGGATAGGGTAATCGAGGGCGTGATTGCACACGTGCCGATGAGTGAAATCCTGTCGGATGTCAAGCCCCTACTGGAAGGCAAGGAGGAGACTGTAACCATACCAACCGAGGAAGCGCCCATTTCGATTATCTTCCCGATCCTGGTGCACGAGTCACCGCTTGAGCAAGCGCAGGCACTACAGGCCTGGCAGGCACTTGGGGTCAGCAATCAGACGATCGTCACGAAATTGGGGCTCGACTGGAAAGAGGAACTGGCGAACAGGAAGGCGATGCAGGAGATGGAAGCTCAGGCGGCTGAGGAACAGATGGCGAAGTTTGGACAGGGGAAGACTCCGGAACCTCCGGGCGGGATAATCCCGGGTGAGTGAAATGTGCAAGCACACAAGAAGACTGAGGGGTTATGCGGAAGGAGCAATAGCAACGGCGATGGCCGGCTTGATAGTTGTGGTCGTTCTTGTTATTGGATTCTTTGTGTTTCTTGGTCTCGTGATTCGGGCGACGTATGACATGGCGGTGCTCACGATAGCCTGCCGGAAAGGAAGGGCGTAAGCATGACCGCAAGAGCAAGCAAGGCGAAGGTGGAGCCTGTTACGGTGCCAGTGCTGCAGCCGGAAGTAATACTGACTCAGCACGAACCCACGGCGGTTGCAATCCACGAGATAACGGCAAGGCTGGAATCCGTTGAGCGGATACAGAAGGAAATTCTTGAACATCTGAGGCGGTCGTTTCCGTCCACATTCAGGAGGATCGGAGCGTGAAGGCTGATATATGGATTCTGGTCGGGCTTATGTGTGCAGCTTTGTGCGGCACTGTGATTGGAGTTGAGAGCGCAACAGATGCACCCAAGAAGACGCCTGTAACATTCCGCGGTGTGCCCTTGACGCCAGACAGCACGATGGCAGAGGTGTATCACGATCCAGCAAAAGCCGCCTATGTCAGAATGATCCTGAAGGACAACGGCAACGGAAGCCTTACGAGTGAATCGGGTCACCTGTTGTTCATTGCATCCCCGGCCTGGGCAGACAGCACGAAGCGGCAGGCGATACTCATGATGTTCAGGGCGCAGGAAGTGCTACAGCAAGCGACGGAGGCGTTGAGAAAATGATACAAACACTCTTGATAGGGATGGCGATGCAGGCTGTTATTACTGGTGTGTTGTCAGAAATGCAGGTTATTCGACTGTCCGCAGGCCAACAGTTCTGCGTCGCGGGAGTGCTTGTTGTGTTTTGGGTCGGCATTGAAGTGGAGGCATACTGGAGGAGAACATCATGCTCCCGATATAGGCGTAAATGCCTAAAGCAAGAGGCAAAAAGGGAAGGCAGATAATGATCCCCCTTCGCGCATTCGGCAGAGACCTTCAGAAAGTCCACCTCCGGCGGGAGGCCGGGCTTGTTCGGGACACAAAGTCGATACTGGACAGAATGCGCAGGGACATGACTGCCACGGCTGATGAGTGGCTTGACGCAATGGTAATCAACGGGCAGCTCAACTACAAGCTCTGGGACAGATGGCAGCGGTCGTTCGTGAATGCACTCCACAGGAACATCAAGGACGCCTATGACGATCTGGCAGGGTTGACAATCACAGCGCAAAAGACCGCGTTTGATACTGCATCCAGTGCCATAGTTGCCGAGTTCAAGACGCTGTATCCGATGATCAAGGTCGAGAAGACAGACAAAGAGCCTAAGCCACTGACGTTCATCGACAAGTCTTTGGAGGCACTACATGCCGAGTGCTGCGCAGAACTTATGGAGTCTGGTATTGGCCAGGAACAGGCCGAAGCACAATCGTGGGCCTCCGTAACTGCGTGGAGTTCGATCGAGGAGGCAAGGATTCCGGTACTTCAAGTTGGCAAGGGGAGAGTGACGCCGGAGTATCTTCAGTTCTTGCGGGATCAAACACGGTCGGACATCGCTCCTGGGAATCTCATCAAGACCATATCGGCGGATCAATTGAAGGTGGTTCAGGGCACTCTTGTGTCGGCGATGGAAAAAGGCAAGGACATGCGATGGACGAAAGACAAGATAATGAGTGAGCTTGGCAAGGGGATGATCGACGAAAAAGCCAAGGAGAAACTTGACTACAACGTAATGCGGATTGTTAGGACGTCTCACAACAGGGCGGCCAATGCAAGTATTGCCTATTTCTCTGCGCAGAATCCAGTGGTTGCCGAGATGGAGAGAGTCGCGGATGGGAGACCTTGCGCGGCATGTATAACCGGGGACACAAAAATCATAACAAAAGATGGCCGAAAGCCGATAACCGATGTACAGATTGGGGATGAGGTATTGACACACAAGGGCAGGTTTATGCCAGTCCTACAAACTATGTCGCGAGGGTATTGTGGCGTGATGGTGCTCATTCATGCAAGAGGAAGGAGCTTGCGTATGACTCCGGAGCACGAAATTCTTACAGAGTACGGTTTTGTGCCGGCTATGACGCTTAAGCATAGCGACGGCATTGTCGTGTGGGATGATAAGGCGAAGGAGATGTTTTATTGTCGACCAGACTGGTTCACATTGTACGAAGATGAACCTTGGGAAGAGATGGTCTATAATCTCGAAGTGGCCGAGGATAACTCGTACGTAGCAAACGGGATATGTGTCCACAATTGTCTTATCCTCGATGGTACTCGATACGCTAAGGGGCAGGTGCTTGTAGACCACCCTAACGGGATGTGCCTATTGACGCCTGTCGTGAAGAGCCTCGAAGAGATGGGTTACGACTACAACAGCCTTCCGGAGACAGCCAAGAAAGCATGGGTGAGGCAAGAGCGGCCACATCCACCAATGAAGATCGAGTTCTATGAATTGCCGGAGAAGGATCAACGCATTGTGCTCGGCAATTCGACATTTGAGTTGTGGAAGAAGGAGAAGTTCCCTCTTGAGGCATTGGTGGTGCGGAGTAAGGGGTGGTTGACTCCTATCACGTTCAAGGATCTACAGGCGAAGATTAGCACCCTCGGCGGACTGTCTGCACCCAAGGCAAGTCTGACGTTGGCCGATGGAACTATGAGAATACTTACCGCCGCAGATCGGGCGATTACGCTTCCCCTCGATCCTGTGGACAGAGCGAACCCAGATGCGGTTATATGGCAAGGACAACCTCCTCGGGTGTCAGGCCAGTATCAACAGGATTTGTTTGGGATGGGCGTTGACGGGATGATACCGGAAAGCGTGAGGGCACAGGCTGAGGACTGGTTGTTCTCGGTTGGCAAGTTACCAGATGATGCAACTTGGAGGGCGCAGGCCATAGCAGGGGCGAAGTGGCAGGAGTTCAATGAATACGCTCGGACCCTGGGGCTCTACGCACGGAAGGGCACAGATGGACGATTCTACTATGTCGTGCCAAAGGGCAAGGAGTTCAATGCGGCGATGCGGCTGACCAAGAAGGCATCATAACCAGAAGGAAACTACAATGCTTAATGCCACATGCCCGAAATGTGATAACGACAAGACGATCAAGCAGTATAAGGCTGGCACGAGTGCAGGCAAGACTGGAATCCCGGAGTGCCTGGTATGGAGATGTATATCTTGCGGTTATACATGGAGAACGCCTTGTGCCGATGCAACAAATGATGAGTCTGTGAATGTCACAGAGGTAGGGCCGATCCATCCACTCATGGAGGCCAGATTCGGTACGGCATAGTTGCGCGTGAGAGGAGGGCGCATGGGGCCACTGAGGGAGATATACGACGTGGAAGCCGTAGCGCGGCATTTCGGAAAATCGCCCAAGACAATCTTGAGGATGATTTATGCGGGGCGCATAAATGCTGCGAAGGTCGGACGGTCTTGGTGTATCCATCGGGAAGTCATTGAGGAGATGGATCAGCGGATTCGACACGGTAATTTGGCGCATGCTGGACATTGAAGGACAGAACAGACAGGAATAACAAGAAAGGCCTTGACAAGCATATGACTATATAGTATATTCGCTCAGAAAGCAACAGTATCGCGGTAGGCAGCATAGGCACGCTTGGGGTTTTCCCCTCCCCAGGCGTGCTTTCTTTTTGGAAGGAGGAGAGGCTGATGAGTATTGCCCGGTTGCGAGTAGCAACATCACTGAGTGAAGCAAAGTTCGACGATGAACAAAAGACGATCCTGGTGAGGGTCTTGTCTCCTGGTTGGAGCAAGAACGGGAACTACTACTCCCCGACTGTGGCGGCGTCACTGGCCGAGAAGGTGAAGGAGTCTGCGAAATCATATATCGACCACAAGCAGAATCCAGAAACAAAAGCATTCGGTCGGTCACTTCGGGATTGGGCAGCGACGGTCGAGGACACGTTTGTTGAGTCTGGCGTGCCGTATGCCAAACTGCGAATGACTGAGAATCCGGAGAGTGCGTGGCTTTATGAAGAGGCTAAGAAGAATCCGGGAGAAGTAGGCATCTCTATTGACGCGCAGGCGAAGGTCACAGAAAACGGTGAGGCAGAAGGGCGTAAGGGGCGGGTTGTTGATGAGATCATGAGTGCGCGGTGCGATCTGGTTGCATCTCCCTCGGCAGGTGGACAGGTAATGCAGGTACTTCAGTCGATGGGCGATGTCGAGGAGATGGATGGCGAGAAAAAGACCATGCCCATGTCGATGATGGACATCAAGACCATGCAGGATATGAACAAGAAGCGCAGAGAGGAAAATGACAAGGAATGGGACTTGATGGACTCATTCAAGACTGTCATGCGCAACATCCATAATCCTGAGAATGGAGCGAGTGACGAGGAAAAGGCCATTGCATTTGACACGGCGCTTGAAGACCTCAAGAACGGACTGAGCCAGATCGATTGGAAAGCGGTGTTTGCCGATACTGATCACGTGATGGCGTCCTGCGGAGTAGATGTTGAATTGCTCGGCTACGTGCTTACAGAGGCAGACCTCCCAGAGGCAGTTACGTCATGGTCTGTAATCACGGAGGCTTATACCTTCTCGGGTGACAGTTGGGCGACAGTAGACAAGTCAGCCCTGGCACCAGAAGACCATCTGATTGTCGGAGATCCCGCAGTCAAGGGCACATGGCACCTGCCCTACAAGAAGGGGAACGTAGTCTACAAGGGTGCGCTGCGGGCAATCTCGACAATCCTGAAAACCGGGAAATTCAGAGGCAAGGCAATGACATTCACGATCCCGGATGACGTAAAGGTGAAAGTGGAAGGGCTGTTGAAGGCGGCCAAAATCGGCCAATATGCAGAGAGTGTGCCAGAAGTGGCGCCAATCACAAAGGAGGTAGATGTGACTGACGAAGAAATCAAGCAGGCAATCGCTGAATCACTCAACCCGATTCTGGCGAAGCTGGAAGTCCTGGACGTGTCGCTGAAGGCTGTGGCTCCTGTTATCGACCGGCTGGATGCGGCTGACAAGGCTGTGACCCATCGCGCCAAGATTACACAGGCAGCGGCAGAGGTTGGTCTTCCTGGGGCGTATCTGAGCGAGGTCTTCATGCAGGGGTTGATGAACCTGTCTGATGACACGACGATCAAGGAGGCACTGAACGACAGAAAGTCGCTGGTATTCCGCACGGCGGGACGGGCGGTGGATAGCGGAGTGACGTATCCTGTGATTGAGATGCAGGAAGTGGCTGCTGCCAAGGATGCGGCTGGACGACTGTCGTTGTTCAACTAACGACAGAGGAAGGAGGGCGCAGACGTGGCAGTCAATAGTGACATCAAGATCGTGAAATACAATCCGATGTACCTCATCTCCAATCCTATCGCCTCGGCGACGGTGGTTGGGGTGGGTGACTTGATCGCGATTGAGTCAGACCTTGCAACGGTGCTCAGTCAGGCCGATGATGATCAGTATTTCTCAGGGCCGTCACAGGATCACTCGGCATCCGGGGATATTCTGGACATCACGACCTATGGCAAGTGCGTCGCCAGGGTGACGGTGGCCTCTGCGACCTACGGGATCGGAGATGATCTTGAGTGGCAGAGCGGGGCGAACGGCACGGCTTGGGTGTTCGTAGCAGGGGCGACAAATCCTGTTGCGCAGAGTATGCAACAGCTTGACGCGACAGGTACGGGGCCGATTCTCGTATCATTCGACGTGCAGAAACTCGGCATCTTTACTTAGCAAAGGGGAAGGAGGGAAACTGAATGGCATCATTGAATAGTGACATCAAGATCGTGAAGTATGATCCGATGTGGCTCCTGACTTGCCCCATTGCTTCGGCAACTACGGTAGGAGTAGGAGACCTGATTTCGCTGGAGTCTGATCTTGCGACCGTATACAGTCAGGACAGTGATGATCAATACTTCATTGGGCCTGCGCAAGATGCGTCTCAGTCGGGCGAAACACTGGACATTTCGGCATACGGTAAGTGCGTAGCGAGGGTCACAGTCTCTTCATCGACCTACGGGATCGGTGAGAAACTGGAATACGTGAGTGGTGGAAATGGCACGGCATGGATCTTCGAGGCTGGATCAACCAACACCATCGCCCAGAGCATACAGCAACTCGATGCTACCGGCACGGGGCCGATTCTTGTGGTCTTCGATGCTCAGAAATACGGCATCTTTACCTAAACACCCAGGAGGTGAGGGAAAATGGAACTGATTGAATCGATCAGACAGCACGTAAGGTCACACGAGCTTGAGTGTGGCAGCAATAAGAAACTGGCCTGGAAGCATGCTGGGGCCGAGTTGCAGGAATGGTTCCTGAGTGGCAAGGTAGACGCCACCAAGTTCTCGTTGAAGGCAATCGCGGAGGCAACGATACCGGGATTCAGTGGAATGAAGAACTCCAGCGCCGAGGAACTCTCTGAGGCAATGGTAACGTCGGCATTCCCGAACATCACCGGTTCGCTGATTCACAGCCGGATCATCGCGGCCTATGACTACGAACTTGGGAGCCTCAAGGAACTGATCACAGAGGACACTGCAATCGACTATCCTGACTCCAGGATTGCCGGTTTCGGCGCAGGCGACGACCTCGACTTCATCGCCGAGGGAAAGCAGTACGAGGACACCATCCTGACCGAGAAGAACGTCCAGGTAAGAATTGGGAAGTTCGGCAAGATGATCGAGCTTACCAGGGAAATGGTGCTCTTCGACAAGACGAACCAAGCGGTAAGTCGTGCTCGTGCGATCGGCGAAAAGGCTGGGTCGCATCAAGCCAAGATGATAGTGCAGACAATAGAGATGCTTCCGCGGACTTGCTTCGGGGAAACCACATCGAACCTGCGCAACTTCGTCTACAACGGATCTGTAACCACAGTCGGTAACTTCTACAACACCGATCACTCTGCCGTTCTGGACGCACAAGTCAACAGCAACAAGATCACGACCGCCCTGACGACTGCCGGAATGAACGAGGCATATGCGTTGCTGGCGGCGATGGTTGACGAGCGCGGAACCAAGATTAGCATCAAGCCGATGCACATCCTCGTGCATCCGTCGAATGAGGCGATCCTGGATCAGTTGCTGCACTCTCAGAAACAGTATGACACTGCCCATGACGCCCTGAACCCTTACGGGCCGGGTGGGCTTCGTAGTGGACTGCGGCCTATAAGCTCAGTGTTCATCGCTGATGCCGACGACTGGTATTTGGGGCGGTTCGCAAATCAGGTCGAGTGGTGTTGGGGCTGGAAGCCTGAGACGTTGGCGCAGGGTGCCACATCCGACGCGGCATTCGAGCGTGACGTGGTCAACCGGTTCCGGTTCGGCTACATGGGTGGATGTGCCCACACGGACTACCGTTACATCATCAACGCCAACGTGGCATAAGGAGGCCGATATGAGGACGAGCATCAAATGGCTCACGATCGGTATCCTTCTGGCGTCGGCGGTGACGGTCTGGGCGGCAGCAACGCACATCGGGCGGATCGTCTTTACGGAGGTTCCGGAAGTTACCGGTAGTAACGCAGAGACGATTAGCAATACCACCAATGGCTCTTGGACGCTGGACAAGTTGATTATCACGAGTTCACCGGAGATTACAGGAGCCAATGGGGAGTATTGGACTAACACCACAAACAACATCTGGAGTTCAGATGGGGCCGTCAATACTACGGCACAGTTCACCGTTGATAGTTCGCCCATTGTCAGAACCCTGACCATCCCGATAGACAGTCTTGGCATGACGGACGTGGACATTCCGGGGGTTATCACGCTGGAGAGTGACATCACCATATTACGAGCACAGGTGACCTCGATTGATGTGACAGCCGGAAATGCCTGCTACGTTGTGTTCCATTCTGGGGCGATACGGGATTCTGTCTCAGTTGCTCAGGGTGCACAGACAGGCGCGAACACTACAGACTATAGCCTATCGGCAGCGGCTGTGTGCAGTCTCCTTGTAAGCGACGGATCGGCAGGCACTGGCGGGACTGGTGCCATGGTGGTGATTCAGTATACCGACAAGAACGACTAACCGAAGGGAGGTGTCCTAACAGGCGCCTCCCGTTCGCCTTACATTGGAGTTGATCAGTGGCGGTTGTCTACGGAGATGTATCGGCATCGCGGACGCTGGAAGTAACGCCTTCTGATGTCCGAGTCAAAACATTTGATGCGCCGGCAGCGAGTGCTCGGGTGTCGGGCGATGTCACTGTAACGTATACGCTCGAATCTGACCTGACGGTTACGGCTTCCATTGGCGTGCAGTGGAGCACAAACGGCTCTTCATGGGCAACTGCCACGATGGGCACCGGCGGCGATGGCACGAGCGGACTTGCAACATCCGGGGCTGGCACGTCACATACATACATCTGGGATAGCGTAACTGACGTTGGGTCTGCTCTGGAGGATGAGGTATACCTGCGCATCCGGGCCAGCGATGGAGCTGCTTGGAGCGGCTATACGACGTCTTCTGCTTTTACGGTTGACAATCTCCCTACTGCATCCTCGTTGACGACTCCTGCCGATAGCTGGTTTGCCAAGGACACAACTCCGATCTTTGCATTTACCATTCCGACCGATCCAGGCGGGGATTACCTGCATTTCAAGTGTGATGTCAGGAATACCGCAGGAGCGATTACTCTGAGTAGGGAGTCAAACACAACTCCGACTGGTTGGGAGTATTGGGACGACAACAGTTCTGATTACACAGGCAAGCGATACCGAGCCTACTATGTGCAGAATTTGACGGTCTCTTCATTGACTGGCACGACCCACACATTCGCTTCGTTGACCGATAGCGTGAGAGGGACGACATTGCCGGCGTCGATCACGGGCGGGCGAGTAATGCTGATGAACAAGGCCGACCGTCTGTGTTACGTGACGAGTGTCACGAGTTCAGGGTTTACGATTGCGATGAGCGCAGCGGGTGGAGCGGATTCGGGTCTTGTGGATGTGCTTGTCTTCTACGATGACGGCGGCGGATGGGATGAGTATTGGATCTCAGGTTATGTAGTGTCGTCGGATACAGGGTTTGCGGTGAACTACTCCAACCTGACAGATGATCATTCTGTAACCGCACTTCCCGCAACAATAACCAACGCAAAAATAGTCACCATGAGCGAAACAGATCGACAGGTTGTCATTACGTCGATTACAAATACGGGATTCACGATTCGGCGGGCGGCGGGAGGGGCAGATACGGCACAGGTAACCTTGATGATCCTGAAGACTCCGGCAGATGCTTACTGGATCACGGACTACACGGCGTCTTCGTATAGCGGGACGAGTGTTGCGTGGAGTGCTCTGACTGATGCACTTGGCGGGGCTCTGCCGACGCACATTCCTTGGCCGTTTGTGTTGGCGTGCTCGAAGAACGGGACAATGGCCTATGTGTCAGCCGCGGACGCCTACAACATGACCATCGCAAAAAGCGTAGCAGGAGAAGACACGGATGCAACGGTTGACTTGATGATCTTCGCGCCTAACGTCACTACAGGGTTCTGGGTGCCAATGACGACTACTGGCGTGCCGGATGCGTATGAGGGGGTTGCGGCGCGGTTTACGGTTCAGGCGGCAGATGCGTTGGCAGAAGCGACCTATACATGGACAATCACGGCGGGAAATCTGGCATAAGGAAGGGGCGATCAATGAAAACGATCTTGAGTATTTTTGTAGTGGTCGGGCTTCTGTCTGGGGGTATAGCACAAGCGGAGTTGATCGAGGGATATGCGGCCAATCAGGTTGTTTTGTGGGATTCAACGGACATATTCACAGACTCTACAGACGTCACGCTATCCACTATCGTAATGATGGAGCAAAGCACACGACTGTCGGTCTACTATCAGGCGGTTTCGGCAAGCGGGACACCGAATATCAAGCTCGATATGCTCCAGTCCTACGAGAATACTGCATCGAAGTTTGCGACACCGGACACAACTACGACTCTGCGGTATAGTGGTGGTTGGTATGAGATTGCGAATATCCCGGCCATTGCAGACAGCTTGAAGGACGAAGTTGTCCACATCAAAGAGATTGCGCCGATTCCGATGAGATACTTGAGATTGAGGGTCACTGGGCGGGCTACAAATGCGCCTGATACACGAGTGAGAGTTGTTCTATTCGCACAACCACCCGTCCGCGTTCAATAGAGGAGATAGGCAATGAAAAGACTGAGTTTGATTCTGGTTGGGCTGATTGCCCTTGTGCTTCCTGCGGTAGGGAGTGCATCAAAGTGGACAGTTGCGGACACGTTGCGCGTGGACAAGATCATTGCCAAAGATTCAAGCGCGGTACAGATGGGCGCAATGAGCACTGCGTTGAGCGGTAAGATCTTGGCTGATTCGGTTCTGGGGCGGACGGATACGAACACAGGCATTGTGTTGGCCGGTAGCGATACGATCAAGATGCAGACATCCGGAACGGTGCGCCTGAAGGTGAATCCTGACGGGACCGTGACGTTCATTAGCAACATCGGGGCTGAGAATGAGCCTACTCCATCATTCCCTATTTCATTCTTGAGCGGCACAGGGGACAAGATCGCACTGTGGGGCCAGTCCGGCAACACTTATGGTTTTGGTATTCAGAGTAACCTGCTACAGATTCACACGGACGTAACTGGTGCGGACATTGCATTCGGGTACGGCTCCTCGGCGGCACTGACCGAGACGGCTCGGTTGACAGGCGCAGGACAGCTACAGATACCCACTATTGACGTTGCTGGAGGGATTCTACTCGGCGGAGATGTCAACCTCTATCGCGCTTCCGCTAATCGCCTGAAGACGGATGATGCTCTCACCGTAAACGATACTCTTAGCGTTACGGGTAAGAGTATCCTGACTGGGATTGTAAGCGTTGGAAACGGAACCGCTGCTCTTCCAGCGATAGCCGGTATCAGCGATCCGAATACCGGAATGAGGTTTCCAACAGGCGATACGCTTGCGTTCTCGACAGGCGGGAGCGAGCAGGTGCGGATTGATCCTAGTGGCAACGTCGGCTTCGGAACCACAACTTTCGGCACGAATGCGGCGAAAGTGATCGGTCTTAGCGCAGGGGTTTCTCCTACCACGAGTCTTGCGGATATGTCCCAGATATGGGCAGTAGACTACAACGGAGCGGGGTCTAATCGTCCGTATGTCAGAACCGAGGAAGGCAACTCCTCGCCAATCGCTGCACTCTCCGAAACGGCAATCTACTACGGCATCACGTGGAACGAGTCTGCGGATTCCTACACGAGAACCGGCAGAACTGCAGGACACAAGGTCGCTGCTACGCTTCCTGCTGGTATGCTGCCGATTCAAGAGTCTATGCGTGGCTGTCTTCTCTCCGACGCTGGAGCGGTGAACTACTACCTATCGCCTACAAACTGGGCATATAAGGAAGACGGTGCAACCGCCTCAGTTCTCACCGGCGCAGGTGGCCAGGTGATGGTGGAGATACCGAAGTTCTGGTACCGCTACGGTTACGCAAGCACAACTCATACGTGGGAAGTATCCCCCGTTCCGATGTCGGGTTTCGCGCCTCATCCCGCGTTCTACAAAGACGGTGCTTGGGTGGACAACAGATACATCGGAGCATATGAGGGAACGCTCTACAATGTAGGGAGCGCTTTCTACGAAAACAAGTTCGCACCGGTTGCTTCGCATTCTGCAACCTTCGATGTTGATCCCGGAACGATTACTGCCGGCTCAGGAACGCCTTATTCGTGGTTGGCGGCTGGCGATACGATCGTTGTTACGGGAGCTGGAGGCAGTAACGGGACATACGCTATTAGCACGGTGACGGGAACCGTTATTACGTGTACTGGAGTCATAGCCGGTGTTGATTCTGTGCAGGCAACAACGGTGATTTCGTCTCTTGCGGCGGATTGGACTGCAACCACAGGCGATAAGCTGAGCTCAGTGTCAGGATTGTTCGCAGTCTCGAATGGCACGCGAGCGCAGTTCCGCGAGATCGCCCTGAATAGGGGAGCTGGCTGGAGGCAGATAGATTACGATCTGGTTGCGGCGATTCAGCTCTTGTGTCTGACTGAGTATGCATCGTTCTATACACAGTCCGTGATTGGCGCAGGCATCTCGAATGTCGCCGACTGGAGTGCTTACAATGCTTACTATCCCATTGCCAAAACCGGCACAGGTAATGCGATCGGGAATGCGAGCGGTAACACGGCAGGTTCAACAACTGCTGCGGCAGAGGTGAGTGATTACGTCAAGTATAGAGGAATTGAACAGTGGTACGGACACCTGTGGAAATTTGTAGATGGGATCAACATCAACAACAACATCCCATATCGGTGCAACACGGAGACTAACTTTGCCGATGACACGGCAAGTAACTACACCGCGATGACGAATGCCCTCGGCGCTGCAGTGACACTGCACAACGCCAATGGGTATGTGGCTACGCTGCAAAAGATGAAATGGGGATTTCTGCCTGCGAGCGTAGGCGCAGACGGAGCAACGAAGATCACCGATTACTACTATCAGAATAGCGGCTGGCGCGTCGCCTTGTTCGGTGGCGCTTCTGAGGATGGCGCGAATGACGGTGGCTTCTATTGGTATCTGAATAATGCCTCATCCGATGCCAATCCGTATATTTGCGCCCGCGTTGGATTTTAGGTATTATATGAAAGGAGGTTATGAAATAAACAGGATGTACACTCTGGTGCACTGGCACGTCGCCTTATTCAGTGGCAATTCTAATAATGGCACGAATGACAGTGACTTCTATTGGAATCTGAATAATGCCTCATCCAATGCCAATCCGAATATTTGCACCCACGTAGGTTGAGCCAACTTGAAAACGATTTTGTGAGTGTACAATCCTTGCCTCTTGGCAGAAGAAACAGCATCTCCACTAAGGGTTGGTAGGGTGCAGAAATGCATATCGAACGCCCTGGAGATGGCTTAAACCAATGAAGCGACATGGCAATCTGTACAAGGCAATCTGCACGACAGAGAACATCGCAGAAGCCCACAGGAACGCACGGAAGGGAAAGACGCACTACGGTGAAGTGCAAAAGGTGGACAAAAATCCCGAGATGTATTTTCCCAAGATCCAGAGAATGTTGATGCACAAAACGTTTCGCAACTCCAGATACTCAGTATTCAAGTTGAGAGATGCAGGCAAAGAAAGAATTATCCACAAACTCCCGTACTTCCCAGACAGGATCGTTCATCACGCCATAATGCAAGTAGTGGAACCAATCTGGAAGCGCACGCTTATCAATGATACATTCTCGTCAATCAGGGGCAGGGGAATCCATAAGGGAATGAAGCGGATAACAGGGGCGATGCAAGACAAAGAGGGCACGAGATATTGCCTGAAGCTTGACATAAGCAAATACTACCCATCCATCGACCATGATGTCTTGAAACAGATCATTCGCAGAAAAATAAAGGACCCTGATCTTCTCTGGTTACTTGATGAAATTATAGACTCGGCTCCAGGTGTCCCGATAGGAAATTACCTGAGTCAGTATTTTGCCAACTTGTATCTGAACGGCTTTGATCACTGGGCGAAGGAAACAATGAGAATCAAGTGGTATTTCAGGTATTGTGACGACATTGTAATCTTCGGTGCCACGAAAGAAGGATTACACGTGCTCCTATCTAAAATCCGGGACTACTTGTGTCAGGTTCTACGGTTGAGCGTCAAAGGCAACTACCAGGTGTTTCCCGTTGAGGTGCGCGGCGTAGACTTTCTTGGGTATGTATTCCGGCACAGCCATACCCTCGTGCGACGACGGATTAGGGACAACTGCATCAAGGCATTGAAAGGAAATATCCGGGACATCCACAAGCAACTACCGAGTTACTTCGGGTGGTTCGGTCACTGCAACAGTCACAATCTTCGGCGATCCCTTGTTGGGGATGACCTACGGGAACGAATGAACAGATATTGCCAGATGAGCGCATTGAGTAATCCACTTAGAGGAGGTTTGATATGAAATCAAGCTCCGATCGTTTTCCAGATGTGGTGGTGCTGTCAAACGAGCGTACCCAAATTCGCTACAACGTCTCACCTGTTACCAAGCAGGACATGGACGGCATGATCAGGACGGTCTATGAGTTCGATTATGTAGAAATTTCCGGTGATGTAACCAAGGAGAAGATCGTGGAGGCAATCCTTCTTGTAGAGAATCCAGAGCCTGCAATGGAGATCGTGCAGGTCGTTGAGGAGAAAGCTATTGTCAATGTTGATGCGGTGCGAGTCATGGCAGTAGAGGCAGTAGCAGAAGCGGCAGAACGGTTGAGAACTGCGCCGGACAAGGAAGACGTTGTGATTGAGACAAACCCAATGGAGGTCATATGGACTGGCAGCAAGTAATACCGATCATTGTATGGATCGCAACCCAGATCTTGAAGGTGGCTGTGCCGGCGCTTGAACGGACAGGACTTGGCAAGAGCGTTCTTCCAATTATAGCGGTTGCGGTGGGAGTAGTAGCGGGCGCAGTGGTTGACCAGCAGATCCTTGACGTGGCATTCCCGTCATTGATGCAAGGATTGACCAATGCTGGCTACGGGTTGATGGCTACGGGCATTCACGAAGTCGGGACTTCGGTTGGCAAGATGTTTGGGAAGCGAGTATGAGGGAGGTGCGCTGATGCCAGAAGAAGTTGAAGAATACCAGGAGCAACAGAACGAGGAGAGGTATGTGACCTGGAAGGGGTTTATAGTCGCAATAGTGCCCTTGCTTGTGATTCTCATGGGGGCACAGATGTGGATAGTGAGAGTCCATGCGGAGCTTCCTTACCACGTTGGAGTAATAGCAATTGCATACGAGAAATCCAAGGGTGAAGTTCTGGAAGCTCGGCTGTCCAGGATGGAGGTTGATGTTAAGGAGATAAAAACCCAGATCGAACAGAACAATCAGGAGATCCAAGATCTGATTAAGGATCTGGGTAGAGAACTGCGACAAGGACGCAGACTATGACCGTAGAGAGTATAGGCGCAGGCATAGCAGGTGTTGGTGTCTTGGGTGGAGTGTTGCGGATTCTGTCGGTTGCATGGCGATGGCGACGGGCCTTGGGTGCAATAGCCATGCTGATTGAAGAATATAAGGCCGCAAAAGCCCCTGACAGTGATGGCGGCTCAAAGATTACGGGTTTTGAATCAGAATACTTGATCCAGAGAATCACCGAGATTGTGACTGAGGGAATAAGGGCTAAGACTCCACCTCCCCAGGATGTAGTTGAGAACAGTCCTATCCCTCTTGAGTCCGACAAGGAGACCCAGTAATGTCCTTGGCTCTGATGTGCACGGAAAGAGATGTCATAGACCGGATACCACAGTTGTATGAGTCCGGGGCGTCGAATGAATATCCCGTGCGCGGTCTTGCGCAGATTCGGCGCACGATCTATCAGACAGACGGTCAACTCAGGTCGATGCTTCGGGTGTTGTATGGTGACAGCCTGACTATCACATCCTGGGCGGATGTGCCAGAGCCAAAGGATGTCAATACGGGGGGTGGTGGACTGACCCAGGCAACCGCAAGTGCAGCGGCTATCACGGAATTGTGGACGGTGACATATACATCGACAAGCGCATTTAGTGTGGCAGGGGCGCTGTCTGGGGCACAAGGAACCGGCACAAAGAGCACGGCATTTACCTCGACAAATGGTTATCTGTCTATTGCTGCGGCGGATTGGTCAGGAACGCCAGCGAACGCAGATATTTTCTTCATTCGAGTTTTTGCAGTAGAGTCAACGCTTGTCGATATTTCGGCATGTCTGGCGTCGATCAGCATTCTGAGGTCTGTATATGGTTCAGAGATACCGAACAGTTCAGACCTGGCCGAGCAATATGAGGCATATCTTTGGGGAGCAGAGAAGAAGCCCGGCATTCTCAGGCTCCTTCTTGATCCTACGACCAGTGGCACGATACTACAGAAGGGCTTATCAGTCCGGAACCTCGATCCTATCCAGGTGGACTGGGAGATCAGCGAGGAAGGGGAAGATGTGACGGACTACGCAACCAAGGAATGGGACGCCGTTGAGTAGCACAATTACGATGAAATGCGACACCAAAGAGGTGCAGACTGCGCTTGCTGAATTGTTCAGGAAGCAAGCCACTCTCAAGCCGTTCTTTGAAATGATATGGCCTATTCTTCACAGGTCGATAATGGCGAATTTCCGAGCAGGCGGTAGGCCGAATAGATGGCCGTATTTGTCTGATGCAACTATCAATGCAAGGAAGAAGCGAAAGACATGGCGGGAAGGCGTTGGGAGTGACCAGCCGATACTGCAGGAGTATGGGAAGCTGCGGGAGTCCGTAGGTTCTGTTCTGTCCATAACAGACACACGACTTGAGTATGGCACCAATGATGTGCGTGCGGGGGCGCTGCAATTTGGATGGAAGAAGAAACACCTGCCTGCGCGACCGTTCATCATGTTCCAAGACGAAGACATCGACCGAGTTGCCGCAATGGCAGCAGGCTTTGCTTTCGGGATCAAAAAATAATCTCCTCTGATTCGAGTTCTGGGTGAGGTTCTGGCCTGACCCCTCGATAGTAGTGCTTCTCATACCGGTTCATGGCCGGTGTCCCCAAACCCTCACAATCTGTGCGGAAACACATAAATTGGCCTATTCAACCAACATGAAAACGCTGTTGACGGCGATAAAAACCCGTTTGCAAACATACAGCCAAACCGGAGAAACATTGGCCTCTATCAAAACATGGAAGCGTGGCATACTCCCACCATTGCCTGTGTTCCCGGCCCTTGTGCTACTGCCGGTGCAGGAACTCTTTCACAGGGTGATGTCTGGAGGCACATACTGGGTGGATCGGATTGTGGAGATCAGGGTGTACCAGAAGTCATACCAGGCAACCAAACACTCCGTGGCCGATGCGATGGACTTGATGAATGCGCTAAAGGACATCATTCGGACAGAATACCAATGGGTGCATGGTAGTGTTGAACAATGCGCAGATACGCTGTTTGGAGATGAGGACATAGGCGACTGGGAGCCATTCAGGAATGCCTTTGTGCAGCGGAGCTCGATGAGAATTACATGTCGGTCACAGGAGGCATATCCGACCCAGACGGTCACAACGACCTTATCGGATGTAGCATTCAGGCCGTTCATTGACAACGTGTATGCGACCCTGCAGGGATACCAGGCCACAACATTGTCGGCAGTCAAGACGATGGAGGAGCATACAATTGTGCCGATTCCTGCAACACGGTTTCCAGCGATTGCGGTAAACGGCGAGACTGAACAGCTTGTGCATGAACCGACATCCGTGGACACGGCCAACAGAAACATGACCATCCGGGTATGGACGCACTTGCTGGACAAAGAAAGCCTGCTCGATGCGAATCTTGACATCGTAGAAGCGGTGAAGGATATTCTCCAGATCAACTACGCATTTGGGGGACGGTGCCGCAATTCGGAGATCCAGGGAATTCGATATGGGCAAGCGGGGGAGGAAAAGCAGATGTTGTATGAATCCGTCCTAAGCCTGTCGTGCGAGGGAGTTGACGTTTTACCAGCGGTTGTCTGAGTCACAACCACAAAGGAGGTTGAAATGGCACTACGCACACCTTGGCAGGACAGATACTTCCTGTCAGAACAAAAGACCAGCATCTCGACGGCTGCCGGCTTTACGACTGGCAACATCGGGATACTGAGCAACGTCTTTGCACTGGCAACGAACAACCACCCACACATCAATCCAGGGCAGCAGATTGAAGACGTGCGGAAGGCAACAGGAATAGCGCAGCGGTCGCTTCTATCGGCATCATCGGCGGGAGAGTATCAGCAGACACGGAAGGAACCGACCGTATCTCTGGAGTTCGACGCCAATGCTTTCAACTTGGCACCGGTGTTATGGTCGCTGTTTCAGACCGGAGCATCGGAAGGAGCATCGACTGTATATCCCAAGACGTTCATTGCCTACACCGATCCGTCGTGTGAAGTGTGGCTGTCTATCCTTCGACAGATGACACCTGGGACTGCAGATTCGCACAGACTGGACGGAGCGATCTGTAAGACATTGACCCTGGAAGGCAAGGGGCAGGGGGCGCTCAAGGCAACTGCGGAATTCGTCGGATATGATGTGTTGACAAATGTAACCTGCACAGCGTCAACCGACCCGCTTCTCACATGGGCAAACAAGGCTCCTCTTCTGTGGCGTAATGCAGGAATGTCCCTCGGAACGTATGTCGCCAACACTCCTATCGGAATTGACGGCTTCCGTGTTGTCATTTCCAACAACGCTACTGGCGTCTACTACGATGACCACAGACCCCAGAAATGGGTACTCGGTGACCTGACTATCACGGGTGAAATCGCTGTGCCGTGGGCTTCCACGACTGTCGGCGGGAATACCGAGTTTGACAAATTCGTGGCTGGCACTCCTTCACGGCTTCGTGTTATGTGGGGTAGTTACGCTGGCACCGCAGATGCGGAACTGGCAATTGAAGTCAACATGCGCTACACAGGCGCAACGGTCGAGGGTGACGTGGAAACAGTCACTACGCTCCCGTTCGAGCACGCCTACGACGGCACAACTTCAATCACGATAGTGGCAGGTGACTCAACCCTACGGACAATCACATAGGAGAAGTTTCACATGCGTGGCATATCGAAGAAGGCGATTCCGTATGTTCCGGAGCGTGATCGCGAAGCACCGGAAGGCGAACAGACAACATTCTGGGTGCGGCCAAGGAAGGGCGATGAGGGGGCCAAAATCGTATCCCTCTATACCGGCGCAGAGAGGGCTAACCCAGGGGCCTACCGGCAAATCTCAGAAGCCAAGTGGAAAGCTGCAGATGTAACCGTTTGGCTCGACACGGTGGAGAAGATAGACAACTTCGCATTCTCAGAGGACTTCCCGGAGCTTCAGGCACAGGGTTTTATTGAGGAGATTTCTGACCCGGAACTCCTCAAGAAGGTGATGCGCGACATCCCACTTGAGGACTACAACGAAGTAATCAACTTCGCGGCCAAGATTTCGACCTTGACGGAGACGGAAAAAAACGTCTCAGCCTCCTTGCCTATTTCTTCACGTGGGTCGGCGAGGAGCAAGATCGACAAGTAACCTACACGTGTGGTTTCTGCAAGCGAAGAGGATTTCAAGAAGAACGGGCCTGTTATCTGGAGGAAGCATCCTACGCAATCCCGTTACCCGTTCTGGCAGAAGATGGCGATAGACCGAGATTGACAACCGAAGTAGCGTCGGTAGAGATGGATGCTGACGCTGCGGTCGATGCACTGGCAAGACTTCACGAGAGGATACCACAATGGACAATGGGCATGGTGTGGTTGCAATGGCTTCCTGCACTGTGTCCATTGTCATTGTCAACCGATCAGGACGTTTTTCTCCTGGCGCGGGAAACAGAGATGCGAGAATATCATCTTCCCTACTATGCCGGGGGGCTTGCGGATCAACCACAGAAGGTGCTGGAGGGCTTCGCGGCAATCAGAGACGGCAGAGGACAAAGGGAAATGGATCGAATAGAGGAGCAACGGATCAAAATGAGTTCAAAGGATTGAGGAGGACAAAATGCCTCCAGGACTAAGCAGACGGCTTTCTCTCATAGTTGATATGTCGAGCAAGGCGGCACTGACCGGCCTGAAGCAACTGCAGTCTGCCATAAATGCTGTGAGTGCTACGGCAGGTCGTGTAGGAACAGGCGCAGCGACGGGGTTCTCTGCACTGCAGAAAGGCGCAAGCGCAGCAACGGGAGCAATGCAACGACTTGGGGAGGGGATACGTTCGTCTTGGATGATTGCGAGTATTGCTATCTCTGCAGTATCGGCGGCCATTGGACTGTTTATCAACAAGACCGCAGCAGCCTATCAACAGATGCAGTCTGCGACGATTGGACTCAGGACGATTGCGAAGAGCTACGGCTATTCCGGTGACGAAGCTGAGGCAGCGGCGCGACAGCTTGAGAAGTCAACCAACGGCTTCCTGGATATGGGGAGCGCAGCACAGGCGCTCAAAAACCTTCTCGGTGCCGGACTTGATCTACCAAGAGCAACTGAACAAATCAAGGCCATGACAGAACAGGCTATTTTCAACAGGCAGACACATTATGGACTGGCCGAGGCAGTAATCGTAGCGACTGAAGGCATCAAGAACGAGATGTCAATTGCAGCAGATGCTACCGGTACAACCAAGAACCTGGCTCTAATGTGGAGGGACTACGCGAAAGCTCGTGGTCTGAATGTGATGGAACTCACGAAACTACAGAAAGCCGAAGCAGCATATATCGGATTCATGGAAGAAGGAACGCGATCGGCTGGAGACTTCTCGAAGGCATTGGGCACTGCACAAGGATTTGAGGTGATGCTCGGTTTTGCTGTCAGAAAGACGAGTCAGGCTATCGGAGAGTTTTCCGCTCAACTGAAATGGGGCGTGGCGAATGCCCTGACCCCTTATATCACTCAAGTCAGGACGTGGATTGAAGCGCACAAAGAGGCGATAAGAGCAAAAGTTGCCGAGTGGGTGAGATCCATTACCGCTGCCATAGCACAGGCCATTGAGACGGGCATCAAGTATGGCAGTATGCTTATCGATTGGATAATGAAGAATCGGGACTTCATTCTGGAGGTTGGGAAGGCCGCTGCGATAATCGGAGCACTGGCTGTGGCGATGTCTTATCTGAAGAGTCCGATACTCGTGTCTATCGCAGCGCTATTGGTGCTCATGGCGCAATCCGAGGTGCTGCGCGGAGTGCTGATGGAGTTGGCAAAGTTTGTCAATGACCACAAGGGGGTTTTGTTGACGATGCTCGGCATGTTCGTGGCGACACAGATCGTAACGAGCATCACTATGGTCACAGGGATGGTTGGCAAGTTGCAGTTTGCACTGTTGGCTCTTGCGACCAGCCCCGCAGTTCCCATGTTCGTAACATCCCTGGTTCAAGGGTTTGCCGCCATAATGGTTGCAGCGGGGCCGTGGTTGCTCTTGGTTGGAGCGTTGACGGCGGCGGGGGTAGCACTTTACAGGATGTGGGACGAATCAAACAAGCGAATGAAAGAAGCTGCAAAAACAACAGCAAACATGAAAACGCCGATAGAGAACGACATGACTGCGTTGATGGATATGTCGCGCGAACTACAGAAGCTTCCCAAGGAGCAATCCATCAAGATAAAGACAATGGGGATGACGGAAACACAGACAACAGTGCGTGACTACATGAAAGTGCTTGAGGAAATACCGCGAGACAAGAGGATCAAGCTCAACATCACCGGCAAGAGCGAGATAGAGGCTTCGGTAGACGAGCATATCCGGCAACTCGAACGGCTACCCAAAGAGCAACTCATCAAGATAACGACATATGGCGAAAAGGAAGCAACTACGACAGCCGGAGCACACCTGCAGACTGTGCTTGGCGCAGCCGCTGCGACCCAGAAGGCCATGCGTAAACCAGAGGGACAGCGGACGCCGGAGGAGCGCGAGCAGATTGGATTGTTTTCTGCAAAGAAGTATGGGTTCTCCTTGACCGATTTGCCAGTTGCACGAAAGACACCTACATCTGCCACAAAAGCAACTGATGAGCAAATGCAGGCCATGAAGAAACTCAGAAATCTCCAAGCTGAGATCAACATGGAGGCCATGTCGGGTTATGCTAAGGAAGTTGAGGCAATCAGACAAAAACGCGAGGCCAGCATTGCAGAGCAAGGCGAACTACAGAAGAAGGCCGGTGTTGCAGTGACGTTGATTGCCAATACTACTCTCGCTGAAAAGGAAGCGGCTACAGCACGACAGAAACTTGACCAAGAGACATTGAGTAAAGTCAGGGAGACCATGGGTGAAATTATGGCCCTTGGAATGACGAATACTCAGGTTGAATTGGCAAACATCGATGCGGTCAAGCAGGCCAGGATTAAGGCACTCGTTGAGACTCGAAATATGCTCCGAGCAATGGCCGAAGCACCCGGGGCAGGGCCAGAGGCAAAACAACGGCTCGCTGAGTTTGAGAGAAAAATCCCACAGAGCTTGGCAGGAGTTGAAACGGTTGCTGCAACGTCAAAAGTAGATGTAGTCAAGAAAGGCAAGGAAGAAGATAAACAAAAACTGGTGGATGCACAGAAAGCAATGATGGACGAGATGACTACTGCTGCTATAGCGGCCTATAATCGCGGTGATATTGCGGATGCATTATCCACTGGAAAAAAGATTGAGAATATGCAACGAGTGGCTAACTCAAAACAAGAACTTATCACTGCTATGATGGCCGGGGAATCTGCTCTTACTGAGTATCTCCTGAATGAATGGGGCCGACAATCTGAAGCCCATCAGACGATGCTTGATGTTACCAAGAATTCTTTTATGGCCGTGGCGCTAGTAATGGAGCGTGTCGGTCAGGCAATGTTTGATAAGGACGTAAGGCGACAACTTACAGCCGTAAATGTAGCCAAGATGGCAGGACGGGCTGTATTGGCTGAATTTGCTGATATGATCAAGGCCAAGCTGGAATTGCGTATGAAAGAATATGTATTGGAGGCAACAGCAGCAGCAATTTCTCTTAATTTCGTGCAGGCAGCCAAGTATGCAGCATTGGCGGCACTTACGGGATTGGCCGCTGGTGTTGCGGGTGGATATGCAGAACGGCAACGCAGCTTGATAGACAAGCAACTGAGTGTCCCAACAGGACAGACACAAGGAGGAGGGAGTGGTGGTGGTGAAGGTATTTATGGAGGATCACGCGCCGAAACTACGTCCTTTGCCGCTGTGTCCGTCCAGAAGGAACCGAACATCACGATTGCGCCATCCGTGACAATAGAAGCCGGTCACGATGTTTTCATAGGCGAGGGCAGCGTTGAGGAATTCAAGGTTTCACTGGAGCGCGTGATGGTGCAGTCCATCAAGGACGCGATGAGCACCGGACAAATCAAGGTAGGGAGAGGATGATGACCTGGGATGAGGCGCAACCCTTGATCAATAGCATCGACGGCTTTCTGGGGGCACAAGAAGGGGAGTGGCTTTTTCGGCAGGTTCAGGCAATACCTGATAGTGCAGTTGTCGTGGAGATAGGAAGTCTGCGAGGGCGGTCAACGGCCTGCTTGGCTCTTGGGTGCAAAGGGACGCAAAAGAGAGTGATTGCCATTGATCCGTTTGTTGACTGCCGGTATGACCTGGCAGGGGCGCAGTCCTACTTCGATGTCTGGCGTGGCAACATGGAGCGCATTGGGGTGATTGACCGGATTGAGTCTTTGGTTATGGATAGTCGGCAAGCAGGCGCATTGTGGGGGCAGCGGCAAACACCAATACACTTACTTTTTGTCGATGGTTCGCATTTGAGGGATGACGTTATTGCTGATTTCGAGGACTTCTTTCCTTGGGTTGTGGAGGGTGGGGTAGTTGCATTTCACGACATACTTAACAATTTTGTGGGGCCACAGGAAGCATGGGAAAGGTGCTCCGGACTGTTGATCAACGTCGGGATGTGTGATTCTATGATGTTCGGACAAAAACCGGCCACGAACTACGAGGGCAAGAATGGTCACTGACAGGTCTCTGCATCGACACACCGTGGCGGATGGTTTTCTGAGACGTCATTTGCCACATGGTTCAGGAGTAGTGATTGATGTTGGAGCGAGCGAAAACCACGAATACGAAGACAACTACCGGGCGACCTTTAAGTCATTCGGCTATGAATACAAGCCGGGATACCTTGTTGAAGGCTGGGATCTGGCGCAGAGACAAGGCTGCAAATATACTGGCATTTTCTGTTCTCACGTGCTTGAACACATTCCGAACGATGAAATAGCGGCCAAATATCTTTGGTCGATGGCAGGGAGCTTCCTGGTGGTGGTTCTGCCGATAGCCGATGAGCACATTGAATACGGGGAAGCTCGACAAGAGGAATGGGGTCATGTGCGGCGATACTCAATAGAGAGAGTGTTGTCATTGTTTCCTGACTTGCCAGATGCCTGTGAGGTTGAGGATGTGATTTCTTTCCTTCCATCAGGGGAGTCATGTCCGTTTGACAACTGGCAAATAGAGTGCCTGTGGGTCAAGGAGGAGGATAGATGTCATTCTCGGGACTGAGCCCCAACGGAGTGCCCTATACCTGTGATAGCTGGCCGGAAGACAAAACCGGCGACTTCAACTGTGCTATCCTTGACATTGACATCACGCACAGATGCAACCTGCGATGCGACGGGTGTATGCACTACTGCAATTATGGTATCGGCGGCGATCATCCATTCGGTGAAGGAGGCCAGTGGATGCGGAATTGGGCCGGGAAAGTGAAACCGGCGCGATTCACGATTGTCGGCGGGGAGCCATTATTGCATCCAGGGTTACATGACTACATGTTGCTTGGCGCAGAACTGTTCCCGGATTCAAGGCGTCGGGTATATACGAATGGATGGTTTCTACATGCCACACTCGGAAAGTGGCTACAGGAGACCGGATTCGATCTCTACATAAGCATGTATCCTGTGTCCAGTGACAAGGTTTTGCGGCGAGATGAGGGTATCCGGAGGTTTCTGTCCGAGGTGCCACAGGACGTATCAGTGCAAGCCGTGCAGATGAAAGATCACTGGAGAAGACCGCATCTTGGCTTCGGGTCAACACTACGACCGCACAACAGCGATCCTGTAGGGGCGTGGTCTTGGTGTACCGCACGACACGCAGTCCAGTTACACGACAATCGACTCTGGAAATGCTGCGTGTCTGCATATCTGCCGATGGCCTTGGGAAAACTCGGACTTATGGAATGTCCGGAATGGCAACCCTTCCTGGATCAACACAGCCTTGGGACAGAAGCAACATACGACGACGTGGCAGTATTCGCATTGCGCGGCGCAGAGGCCATTTGCGAGATGTGCCCGGACGATGGATGGGGTGAGGTATGATCGTGTCGGTTGTTGTACCGGTCTGTAATGTGGATCAATTCACGGGGACGCTATTTTCCTTATCTCAACAGACGAGGATGGCTGACGAAATAGTGATGGTGATTGAGAGAAGATTGTTGGGATTGATTCCGCTGAAATGGGTTTGTAAGCAGTTGGAACTGCCGATTGTCTGGTCTATAATCAAGGATGAGGACAGAGGGAAATCAGGCAAGCGCCGCAACATTGGAGCACGAGAGGCGAGGGGTGACATACTTCTCTTTGTAGATGACACGATTCTGCTACCAAACAATGCGATAGAACGAATGACGAGTTATTACCAGTCTGATTCATTGGCGGTATCTGCACGAATACTGTTGTGCTATGGCGACGAGGGGTGCATTGAAATGCCTCGCAAAGATGGCCTTTGTGCATGGGGGGCATACAGGCCGTGGACAAACACCTCAATGATTCAACGAGACGTATTCTTCGACGTTGGAGCTTTTGATGAGGACGTGGATGACACAAAAGACGGCTGGGGGAACGATGATGAAGACATAACATATCGGATAATCAAAGCCGGAATTCCACACGTGATTGATACATCGGTGACTTGTATTCATCTTAACCATCCGCGGTATGCGGCTCGTGGGTGGACGGATGCAGGCAAGGCGTATTTTCACAAGAAACACGGAATGACAGTTCCCGAAACACACCAATGGATACACGAAAGTGGACTCGTGAGGGTTGTATGACTTCTTGGTTGATTCTTCTGGACAATGACGAAAAGGGCAGCACGTCCGTCAGGCATGCACGATACATTGAACGAGTCCTTCGATCCCAGCCAAAAGAGCACTCGGTGCAACGCTTGGTGTGGCGAGAAGGGATCGTTGTTCCTGATGCTGATATTGTGATTGACATAGGTTCACGGTGCCGGATTGAGGAGATAGGGGCTAAACTGAAGATCAACTACATCGAAGCCCTCCCGGGGTATCACACTCCCCTTGATGACAAGCGATATGACCTCTACATCTCGGGTAGTCCGCAACTGGCGCAGAATGACAGATGGCACTATATTCCACCGCCGGTTGATCCTGCAATGTTCAAAGCGGACGAGCAACACAAGACTTCATTGCCAGAGATTGACGGAGTGACATACATCGGCCAATACTATGGTATGAAGTCATACCGGAAGGACATGAACCGGCTTCAGGATTTCTTACAGGCAGCGAGCGCGATGTATCCGGTCTCGGTCTATGGAGACAACTGGCAATCAGCGCGACCACCGTTGAGGCTGATGCACCGGGGGTACTGTGACCTGATAGACTTGTGGTCAGTGTATCGACATAGCATAGCGATCAACACAACCAAGGGTCTTGACCATTCTTCCACGGCTTGCAATCTGCGCCCTATGGAAACATGGGCATCTGGGGGCATCCTGTGGTCTGATCCATTGCCTCCAGAGTTCGACGAATGGTATGTCCCATTGGGTGAGATAAACAAGGAAAGCCTGTGCAATGAGATCATGGAAAGGATGGAGCCACAACGAGAGGAATTTCGTCGGGTAGTTTGTGAACGATACAACTACCGTGTGTTTGTGGATAAACTTCTGCGGCTGACACAAGAATACTGAGAGGGCAAGATGCGTATCGGTTTTTGGGTTGACGGCAATCGGATCGTGACAGAATCGGACTTCCAGTCTCAACCCCTGGGAGGCACTGAGCACTCCATCTTGCGGCTGTCCCAAACACTGGCCGCACGAGGGCACGAGGTGTATCTGTCGGGGGCCACTGAAACCAGGGCAATACTTGATGGCCGTGTTGTGATTCTCCCAGCGACTTCTTTTCTGGCAATCCCCTATCTCGATGTGGTGATATGCACGAATGGATTGCATTCAATCCCGAATGCAAAGAGGGTCTTCTTGTGGTCGCACATCTACCAGTTTGATGCTCCCGATCCCGTTTCTATCTTGGATTGCGGCGGCATCGTCTATGCAAGTGAATCATATCGGGTGCTTCTGACGGAGAAATATCCGTGGCTTGAAGAGTCCAAGTGGTGGCAGATTCCCCTCGGAGTTGATACAGCGCCAAAGACACGGCTCAAGCGGTACCCGTGGATAGCTTATGCAGCAATACCGAATCGGGGTCTCAGCGATTTATTGGCTTGGGTAGATGATTTTGTGGCCGCAGGAATTGAGAAAGTCATGGTTTACTCCGGATGGGAACTCTACTACCCATACCGCAAGGGATTAGAGGATCTTGCACCACTGGCGGAACACCCAAATGTGCAGGTTATTGGGGCCTTGCCTTATCAGCAATTACAGAGAGAACTGTCAAGGTGCTTGATCTATTGCTACCCCTGTAATCTTTCTCAAGAGGAACCCTGGTGCCATTCTGTGCAGACTGCAATAGCCTGTGGTCTTCCGGTTGTGACGACGACTCCGAGGTGGCCGATGTCCGGGCGTGATCGTGGGCAGGTATGGTGCGGGAGCATAATCAGGAATGACCGCGAAGTGCAAGATCGCATGGTTGCGGCAGTGGCAAGACTCTGCGAGGACAAAGGATACTGGACTAAACTGCATAACCAGGGCCAAGAAATCACACAAGAACACTCGTGGGACAAGATTGCCGAGCAATGGGAATCAGTACTCACGAGATAGGAGAATGGCATGGATGACCTGACATATCTACTGCAACCAGTGTACGGATGGAATGCTCCTTGGGACGCGAGTATCCTCTTAGGCAAGATTCACGCAGATGCAGAGGCGACCTGGCACAACTCCACCAAGGCGGGTGTTGGCACTTGGGAAGGGCAGTCCGGATCAACCACGGCGCCGCCTTACATCAGGATGGTTACAGCGCGCGCGCGGGCATATCTGACTGCACCGATGAATGATCTCTTTCGGGATCGCGTGCATCAGGCTTGTGACTATCTCGTATCGGTCCAGCAACCGGACGGGCGATGGGAATCCACGAGTACGACAGGGGCAGGTTCGACCATTGATGATGCTTTCGACACTGCGGAAACAGGATGGTTGCTTGCCGAGGCATCCAGGTTCTTTGGTATCCCTGCATACCGCACTGCGGCCATAAAGGCGGCGCAATGGCAGATTGCAGGGGCAGTGACGGCACAATACGCCGATCCTGAGTATTACGCGGCACACCCAGGAGATTCGCCGCTCAAGCAAGTGATGGGTTTCCAGAATGCAAACTTCGTTGGGTCCATCATTAGGCACCTGTGCGCCGCATTGTCTCACGTCACCGACCTGATGTTGCGCGACTCCATCCTGCAGGCAATCCGGGAGGCCGCCGTAGCCCTTGACAGTTGGTTGATACAGACAAACGGCATTTTTGGCACATGGCAGCACTACGGGGATTACCCGAGTGGCTTGGCTGGAGGCAGCAATGTCAAGGCAATGACATATCACGATTTGGCCGTCTCTGGACTGTTTGCGGCGTCGCCTTATATGGCCGAGACCGTGAAGCTGGAACCGAACATATACCGAGCGATCAACTACGCCATACGGCAGCAGCAGCCGAACGGGTTGACGCTGTATCGTCCTGACGGCATAGCAACCGGGCCTTATGGAGGCTGGACTGTGGCGGATGGACTTCGCACTACAGTTCGGAATCCGGTGAATCAATTCCGAGGAGCGATCTTTCTCTTTGCTCTGGGGAAAGCCTGTGATGGTGTGAACTGGCAGGGAACAGGCAAGGCGATGATGGAGCAGAGAATGGTGTTGCTGAGATTCATTGCAGCCTATCAGCGTTGGCAGTCTTGGTGGAGAGGCGGGCAGTAGAGTGCCAGACACCCTAACAACCCCTCCCTATGGGACACTGACCGAGTGGGATTATCACGATCTGCTGTCCCGGCTGAATACGGCGAGCGACAGCACCTGGTACAACATGACTGGAGCGGGTGCGGGGACGTGGGAGGGACAGAGTGCCACAAGCACGCCACCAGCACGAATACGGAACATTACTGCGCGAATCAGGACGCACATGCGAGGGACGAACTCGATATACCTGATTCAGGCAAGGGCGGCGCTGAATTACTTTGTAGCACAGCAGGAGGCCGATGGACGATGGGAATCAACAAGCTCAACATCTCCGGGATCGACAGTAGATGATGCGTTCGATACCGCCGAGGTTGTGACTGTGCTTTGGCAAGGCTATGAGTATTTCGATGACGAAACATACCATGTGGCGGCCAGGCAGGGAGCGCAATGGCTCCTGACTGGCACTGTGAGCAGCACCTATTGCGATCCCGTATACTATGCAGCACATCCCACGGATGGGCCACTGGCACAATGCATAGGATTCAGCAATGCAAACTTCATAGGCTCAATCCTTCGGGCTATCTGTCCACTGGTTTACGAGTTAGTACTGGGAGCGGAAGCGTCGGCAACAGCAGCGGTTCAGGCATTACTTGATGTGCAGGATGCGAATGGGACATGGGCGCATTACCTTGGGTCTAGTTCAGACACCACTAAGAGTGTTGTGTATCACGAATTGACGGCGGTGGGACTCGTTGCAGCCTATGATGACCTTTCGATGTCGGTTGCTTTGAGGGCAAACGTGAAGCACTCGATATTCCTGGCCGTGCAATATCTGATCAATCAACAGGCCAGTAGTGGCAAATTCCACTTAACCCCAGGTTCTTTTACTGAAACGGTTGCAGGCGGATGGTTACTGGCAGCAGCGATGAGATCAACATTGACGGACGCAGCGAATCAAGAGGCTGCAGCAATGGCACTCTGGGCGCTCGGGCCAGCTATGGATGCACTTGTGTGGGATTACGCTGGTGCCGTGGCAATGGAAAACAGGATGATACTCTACAGGAACATCGCGGAGTATCTGAGTTGGCAGGCTTGGTTAGGGGTAAGCGCATCAATTGGAGGAGGTGGGACGACATTGGCACAAGGCGACTTTATGCAAATGGGTGTGGCAGTTGAGATCAAAAACCCCTCATTCCGGTGGGGGACGGAGAAAACTACTACATTGAATGGGGTATATACCTCAACAACTACGCTGAATGTTAACGCAACGACACCGACGCTGGTGCAGGTTTTCAAGGCCAAAGACAGGATACTCGTGGGGCCTTCTACGGATACCGACAGCGCAGATACCGGGCATCAAGAGACACGACAGATAACGGCAGTAGGGGCAACGTCTTTTACGCTAGTGACTGCACTCACTTATGACTACTTCAGCACTGATCCAGTTGGTGGTATCGGCTCGAATCTGGCCGGAGGATGGACGCCTGCGGGCAATGTGGTCATGGGCGGGATCGACGGAGGAGGCAAGGACGACGACTATGCGCAAAAGATCAACTTTGGGGCCGCAACGAGTGACTATCTCGAACAGACCGGACTTGCGACACTGGAGGTAGCCACCAAGTACCGCCTTGGATGTTACATCAAGTCGGGATTGGGTGGTGTCAATAACAAAATCCGCGTGAAGGCCCACGATGGAGCCAGTTACTTCATTGGCGCTGCCACGTCTGTAGGGATGGATAGCAAGACAAGCTTCACCCGATACACGGATACGGGCACAACATCATCTACGTGGACTTTGCTTGGTGCTGCAGCGATCCGGACCGAATGGATGATGGGCACGCCAACAGATACGGAAATCGATTGCGTATGGCTGGAGCACGCGAAAGGGACAACGGCGGCGTCTTCTGGTTTCTACACGTTCACAGAAGTGCCTAACTTGGGCATTCAGTGGGGCAGAGAGCCACAGTTCTCATCTCGGAGACTGGCGAACAACACACTGCGACGATATGCTTCGTCGGGCGCAGGACAGAAGACCCGGAAGCATTTCGCGGAGATGCAATTCTCATGGGCGTCACAAGCATTCTGGGATAATCTGATGGTCTTCCAGAATTGGCAGGAGCAAGGCCAACTCCTGTCCTTTCACCCCTTCATAGATGACTTGCCTCCAGTGATGGTGGGCGTAATGGACGTCATCGAAAGCAATCGGGCCAAGAAAGAACAGTGGGATCTGGGACAGCACTCCTTCACCCTCACATTCCTGGAGGTGTGACATGCGAGGTGCGGCATTGGCGGTATTGGTTTGGCTGTCCTTGCTCTGTTGGTTATCTGGCTGTGGAGGCCACAAGACGACCATTGGTCTGACGGTTAGACCGGATGATCATTCCGGATCGGTGACTGTGACCGTGGAACCTGCAGGCACAACGAACAAGCCGCAGGACAGTGATGCCGATCTATTGGATAGCAACCTCGGTGAGATATACTTCGACTTTGACAGTGCCTTTCTCGGGCCAGAGTCAAAACCTGTTCTTCTGCACCATGCGAGGTTGCTTGTGAAAAACTCCGAGATGCAGTTGCGGCTTGACGGGCACTGCGACGAGCGAGGAACAGAGGAATACAATCTGGCCCTCGGGGAACGGCGAGCACGAGCGACGAAGGACTATCTGCTCAGGTACGGTATATCGTCAATGCGGGTGTCGATTCGCAGTTATGGAGAAGAACAGCCTGTCGACCGACGGCACACAGAAGAGTCATGGGCGGCGAACAGGCGGGTTGAGTTTCACCAAGAGTGGGGGAACTGATGCCAGATACAAGCCAGACATTCCAGAATCGACTCGAAGATCTGATTGTATCGGGGGAGCTGAAATTCTACATTGCCGACGACAATGATGCATGGGTAGATTTCTCGGATCATCTTGCGACTACAGGAAAGAACACCCTTGCGCAACTCGGGGAAATAACACACCGCACAGAAGATAAGGCCGCACAGGGAAGCTTCCAGACATCTATTGCAACGATACTGCTGGACAATTCTGATCATTTCTGGGATGGCGCGACGCCGACCGGCTTGCTGACTACCACAGGTGCGGCGGCGTCTTTTGCTGCATCGAAAAACTACGAGAGCACGGCGTGGTATAGGTCTCGGGTGAAGATTGCCTACAGGCTCAACCTGAAAGATGGCACGACCGAACAGGGCGATCTTGGGATTTTCCTCATCGATGGACTTGGGACACAAACAGACTCCGGGACAGCAGAACTTCGGGTTGTTGGACTCGCAAGGGCACTGATGGAAGAGTCTGCCGAATCTGTCAAAGATGGACAGGGATGGTATTCAAATCGTTCCATTGTGTTTTTGATCAAGGAACTCCTGAAGGTCACACATGGGGAATCACTGCCGTCAACATTTGTGCTACCCGCAAAAATTGACATCGCAACATATGATGGCAATAGGACGTGCTCCTCCTTCGGGCGACCTCCTGAGTGGGATGGCACCGCATGGCTGAGAAAAGGTTACACGACCAGGGCAACGTTGTGGGCGAATGGAGGGAATGGGAATCGACTGTATCTGGGGTGCGACGAGCACATCTACGAATACAACCCGGCGACGGATACATATACAAGGATGACGGCGGCGGTATCTGAATTAGGAACGGGTGTTTATGTCAGGCGGCTCTGGTATAACAGCAGACATGCAAGTAAGCCAATTTGGGGAGTTGCATGGGCAAACCAGAGTACATCATCTTCTACTGTGTCGATGGTCATTTTCTCGGTCGATGCTGATGCTGGAACGAAGGTGGTCGCTGTAACAACTATTAGTTCTGTGTGGACTGGCGAGTTTTGCCAGAGGAGTGGTGCAATCTGGACAACTCAGCGAAGACTTGGCCAAGGGGTAAGTGTAAATACTGGAGAAAATTTGTGTGTCCCATTTGCACAACGAATAGTCTCGGTCGATGGACTGGCAAGCGTTTATTATGAGAATCTTGCTGGGATTTGGACGGATACGACAGAGTGGAATGATGGTACCTTGCCTCTTCTCAATAGCGAGTCGCCATATTTGTCTTTTGCACGAGGAACAGGGACTGAATCACTGGCTGTGCGATGGTCAATGGGGCAACAGGGATTTTGCGTCTATCAGGACGCAGGAAGCACGGTGGGAGTGATTGTGTTTGCGACACACAACCTTGGTACCGATGGCAAGACTGAAATAAGCATCAAAGCCTATGACGTGGGCACTGGGGCAGCACCAGCAACACTTATCAGTAATTGGCAAGATGGGTCTGGATACCAGCATCAGCCGACTTGCGGGGTTGCGGTGGATGGTGACGATATAATGATCGGTTCTGTGGCCTGGGTGGATAATCTAACACCCACGGAGAGTTATACATACTTGACCAGAGTGGATGTGGTAACAGGTACGCGTTGGCTTTACTACAATAGCACACTGGACGCAACATCTATTTATAGGACATTCCTGGAGCTTGCTTACAATGCAGCAGGTCAAAGCGATAATGGCACAGGACTACATGTTATTACATTGCAGCGTGATAAGGTTGGTACGTCTACGGCATTTCAATTTGGAACACATTCGGCGGCAGGTGCGGCTAATGCCATTGCCGTGAAGCACTATTCCGATCGGCCACTTCGGGGATTGGTGCCAGACCTGAACCTATCAACGGGCGAATGGAATACCTTCTTTGTGGAGGTGGGAAGCTGTCGGCTTTATCAATATACCATTCATGTGACGGGGCCTCCAGAAACAAGCGATGACGTAGTCCTATTGAATGATGGATATCCGATCGTGGATGATGAGATGATGCTTGCCTCCAATATGACCATAGATGGGAATACACAGACGGCCAATATCATTTATGGCATATCTGCGCCGGGATGGACTGCAGAGACTCAATCCGTAGCTCCATCCGGGAAATTCTATCTCTGGAAATACGACATCTACCGATCGAGCCGCGTGGAGCTTGCGGATTTCTCAGGCTTGAAGGTGTGGGATGCCCTTGAGCTGCTTGTGCAGAAGGCGGACTATGTTATGGGTTACGAGACGGATGGTGACTTCTTTTGCGTCCCGAGGCCGCCGTTGGACACACCTGACTACATCTTCATCAATGATGCAACCCGGAATCGAGTCTATGATATTGACAAAAACTTCGGATGGGATGAGGTCTACAATATCGCGGAGGTTACGCCTTATCGTGTGACATTCAAGCAGGCAACAGCACAGAATACGCTGAAGGCGCGACCGTCAGGCACCTATACGGATGCAAGCGGAAATGCGATGGAACAGCCAATGTTCGCACCGATGTATGTGGATACCAGGGATACGCGGACACAATCGCTGTTACTCAGATGCACAAGATCCGGCAGCATGATTGCCGGCACTGATACTGCGTGTCCTAAATTCGCATGGCTTGTGTATGATCCTGTCATTACGACGCGACTGGCGATTAGTATAACAACGAACCAGACGACAGGGATTGTGCTTGGTTCGGTATATGGTGGAGCAGACAACGAGAACGGCATTCATTCGCTTGACTACATGGTTATGAAAAACCGGAACGACGGGTCGGACATCATCCGGCAAATCCTGACTGTGGACAGTGACACAAACACGGTGACATTACAACCAGGGGGCACATACGGAGGAGGATTCGGGCAGGCATTCAATGCGGACGATCCTGCCTACGTGATCAAGCGCAATAATATCGATGACCAAAACCACGATCCCTCTACGTGGTCAGATGAGGGGGTTGCTTATGTGACATCGGCGACGATGGATAGTCCTAACACCTATTTAACTGTCAGTTCTGTCGATGACTTGAGTGTCGGACTGATGGTTGGGACCGAACAGAGCGAGGCCAGGGTCACTGTCATTAATCCTGCGACGAACACTATCACCGTCAATGCATCTATGTCGTGGACGATATACGAGCCACTAAAGGCATGGGTTGCACCCAAAACAAACGATACCCAGTACGCTGTAGGCAATAGGCAGGTGTTTTTGAAGTTCCAGATCCCGACTACGGGCACTGTGGATCGCGATTGGACGGCGACATTTCTGGAGGGTGACAAGATCGAAATCACATGTCCCGGCATGGAACTGGCGGCGGATGAGCAGAGCAAACAATCCCACTTTGACAATCCATCTATTGCAAAATACGGACGCAGACCATTCCCTGTGCAACAGAACAAGTTCCTCGACTATCGGCTTGCCAAGGATTGGGCTAAACGACTTGTGCGAACATATGCAGACCCAGCTTACGTTCTGACAGTTACGGGGTTGTTCCTGCCTTACCTGTCATTTCTGACATCGGCGAATACCCTATACCGGGCGTCTGTCGTGAGTGAGCAGTTGTTTCCTCTGAGCCAAGAATATGGCCGGATCTTTGCACAGATTGGCTACATTCGGGAGATACGACACGACGCAGGAAAGGGCACGACGACCGTGGTGCTGCGAAGCGCACGGGCATACTGAGAAAACGCTTGACAGTATGCAACAAAAGAATTATCTTTCATAACAAAAGCATTCCTGTCTTGCATTCTCCCGAGAAAGGATTCCGTATGTCCCGATTGACAATTGATGTTCCAGGCGCTCCTCTTGATGCAGTTTGGCATATGGAGGTTGACAAGAACGGGGATGCTTGTTTGAGACTCACGACCGCACAAGGAGCAATTCCGACCACATCGGCACCTGCAATACGAAAGCCGGTCATGGCAGTAACAAGCGGTGGCACAACATGGGTGAATGGAACCAAGGGGATGCTGCCCGTGTTACCCATGGTGCATCCGCGCCTCACGAGCATCATCATTCTCTCCGGTGACAACCTGGACTGCCTGAATCCCTGCCTCACGAGCCTGCAACAGCAACAGACCGAAGATGCCCCGTTCGAGGTCATTATTGTGAGCAATTCCAAACTGCCGAAAACCCTTGATGCAATGAGGGCTATGCAGTGGACATTCGACTGCTTGGTATGGCACAATACAGACCGGTTTTCATTCGCCGCCTTTAACAATCTCGCCGCGAAGAAGGCCAGAGGGGAGTATCTGCTATTTCTGAATGACGACACCAAGGCGACGCCGGGATGGTTGAGAGAGTTGCTTGTGCCGCTGGAGGCAAGTCCTGAAGTGGGAATAACCGGAGCCAGGCTATTGACGCCTGATGAAAAAATACAGCACTGTGGGATTGCGATCAATCAACCAGGGGAACACTACTGCACCCATCCTTTCATGGGCCAGGTGAAAGACCTGCCGGCAGTGATGCATGACCGTGTGACCGATGCAGTAACGGGGGCATGTCTGTGTATCCGGCGATCCGTGTTTGACGAGCTGCACGGCTTCGATGAGCAATTTGAGCAAGCCTATTTTGAGGATACCGATCTGTGTCTACGCGCAAAAGATGCAGGCCACAAAACGGTTTATGCTCACAAGGCCGTTGTCTATCATCATGGATCGGCTTCATTCGCCAAGGAGCGCACAACGTCGGAATACTTCACGGCAAATATGGTGAAGTTCAAGAAGCGATGGGATACAAAAATATCGAACAACCTTTTCACGTTCACAACTCCGATGCACCGATTCCGACCGCGGAGGATGTTGCTCCGAGATGACTTCCTGAACACTGCGGGTGGTGGGGAGCGAACTGTCGGCACGTTGGCACGGGCGTATATGGGCAGGTATCAGACGTCGATACTGGCGCAGGGAGAATCTACGGTATTGAGAGATCGGATTGCCGAGAGGTTGGGTATTGATCTGTTCGCGGTGGACTTGGCTCAGGCTGTGCCGGATGAGCAACCAGATGTGTTTATGAATTGCGAGTGGGCATCCGACAAGCCGGGCATAGGTAGAGAGCGCAATCTGTTCTGGGTGATGTTTCCTCACGCGATCGGCAAGGGACAGGTTGCGATGTGGCTCAACTCCTATGACACATTGGTCGCCAATTCACAGTTTACTCAGGGTCATATCCGGGATCGGTGGGGGCGAGATAGTATCGTGATCTATCCACCGGTTCGGTTGTTCGGATGTGACGACGTGACGAGGAAGACTCAGAGTATCGTGAGTATCGGGCGGTTCTTTCCGGCTGAGCACTCGAAGAAGCAGGACGTGCTTGTTGAGGCGTTTCTTGGTTCTGATCTTCCTAAAGCCGGATGGGTGTTGCATTTGTGCGGCTCAGTCAAGACCGAGAATCCGCATCATATGAAATACCTTGACGCGATCAAACAAAAGGCCGGGGATGCTCTTGATACAAGCGTCAAGTTCCATCTGAACTGCACGTCTGACGAGATCATGGGTATCACGAGGGAGGCAATCATATTCTGGCACGCGACAGGCTATGGGGAGAGCGATCCGGGCAGTTATGAGCACTTCGGGATTGCGACAGTAGAGGCAATGTCCGCAGGGTGCATTCCGGTCGTAATCAACCTCGGAGGACAACCGGAGATTGTGAAGGATGGCAAGACCGGTTTTCTGTGGAATACGCCTGCTGAGCTGATCGGCAGGACAGAGGATATAGCGACACTGCCAGACGCGGAACGAATTGCGCTTGCAGAGGCGGCCATTTATCGGGCAGGGGCATTCAGTGAGGCGCGGTTTGTTGTCGACCTGGAACAGCTCGGGATATAGGAGGGCAGACATGGGACGCAGAGAAAACCTTGATTCAATCGTAACCGAGTGGGCTCCTCGTGTGCGGGTGCCAATTGGGGTTAAGGCAGTGCCCTTGCTCAAGGCAATTCTCATGAGGGAATCTGCTTATGGGACACTGACCGAACCACGACGAGAACGGGCCTATTGTCCGGGTGGGCGATACTACAACGAAGAGCAGCGGGAGCGGTATGTCAAGTTCGGGGTAGCGGCTGCTATGAGCTACTCGGCGTTTCAAATCATGTTCCCGTTGGCCTGTGAACTTGGATACAAGGGGATACCATCCATTCTGGGGCAGGATAGGGAGGCAGTACGGTGGGTGGTAGAGTACCTGAATGACCGGATATTCGGCAGGCAACACGCGCAGACAGTCCTGGAGATAGCTGACGCGTACAATTCCGGAAATTGCCGGGACAGGTTTAAGCCATTGCCGTATATGCAAGCGGTGAGCAGGTTCTACAAGCAGTTTGACGTTTGACGTTTGAGGAACAGGAGGTTGACATGGAGGACATTACCGATGGCATCGTGGGGGCAGATCAAGAACCAGGCGGAAGCGATGGAGCAATTGCTGCGCTTGAGGGCCGAACTTCGAGACGCAGAACGCGACTACAACGAGGCAATCAACTCGGACCTGAAGGAACAGGCCCGACTGAAAATCCAACACCTGAAGGGAGAGATTCAGGGGATCAGGTAACATCACGAGAAGCGGCTCTTGCACGGCTTCTAAGCAATACCACCGATCCGGGGAGAAGGAAATGCTTGCAACGAGAGATCGACACGCTGGGATAGGTTACGCGGCAGTCTTGACTCTGTTCTGGGTCTTAGTTGGATGCGGGCAAGACGAAACGTTCGACTATGCACCTGAACACAGACTGGTAAGCGTTAGGATGAACGCAACAGACATCCGAGACCGGGTTGTCAAGTACTACAACTTCGAGTTTGGCTTATCTTCTGATGAGCAACCGCAGGTAAGCGCCTACGACATTTCGTTCTCCGCCTCATTCCCCACAGGGGACACACTGAAAGTGCGACAATCCGGAGCAACATCACTACATCAATCAAGCGCAACAACGCTGTCAGGCATCAAGGATATTCCACCTGCAATTACCCATGCAGAAATCCTTCGCGGCCAAGAAGCGTTTTTTGTTGTACACACTACATGGAAACGGATAGTTAAGTGCCGGATTCGCCATGCCAATCTGCAAGACAAACCGATTGTCCTGGAATATGAACTCTATCGCGATCCAACGCCTGACCTGACCCTCAACTGAGAGAGGAGCAAATTGTGATCAATAGATCGTCTCTATGCTTCGCAGTGAATCTATGCATTCAGGTTGTGTGCATTCTGATAGGATTCTGTCTATTACTGACAGTGCTGTCCGAGGTGCAATTCACGATGAGGAGCATTAACTGATGTTTTATCGACCAATAGTAAACTCAATGTATGTCAACCCAGAAATGGGCACCGTAAACTCTGTAGAGGCACTCTATCGCTATCCGCAAACATTCGCACTTGCGCGAAGATACTGGCCATTTTCTGTTGACTGCGTGCTCGACATTGGAGATGAAACGGTTGCAGCAACTTATATGCGCAAGGCGTTTAGACTGCCGGTCTTGAGTACGCATGGCGATTTGGATAGTGATGCAATATGGCCATGTGGTCATTTCATGGTAGTATTTTGCATGGAAGTCCTGGAGCATATATGGAACCCGTTGTCCCTATTGCGCCGAATCAAAGACACGCTGAGCGATGATGGCATCCTATTACTGACTACACCCTCCGGTTTCCAGATGGATTGGGGGCCAGCACATACAGTTGAGCATGCATATGACAGATTACTGCAACTCATACATAAATCAGGTTTTATAGTAATAGAGGCAGTCGACATCAAAATACCTGTATGGTGGGGGTTATGGCATAAACGCTACGGCATTCGGCCTGCTATACGATGGGTGATCCGAAAGTTGTTCTTTGGGCCTACGCATCAACTTGGATCTACAAGAGCGTATCTACTCAAAAAAAGGAGCATAACATGCGAGTCTGCGCATACCTGATAGTCCGCAGAGATCGACGCGCTGGGATAGGCTGTGTGGCGGTCTTGACTCTGCTCTGGGTTTGGGCCGGATGTGGGCAAGACGAACCTTTCGATTTTACTGCACCGGCCATCACGTCTGTCACAGGGGACACATTGGTAGTGCGACAAGTCGGAGCAACATCAATGTATCAATCGCGTGCAACAACACCGGCAGGCATCATTGTGCACGCTACACGGAAACGGATAGTCAAGCACCGGGTTGCGCCACATCAATCCCACTTTTGACCTGAACCGAGAGAGGAGCACCGTATGCGAGTCTGCGCATACCTGATAGTCCGCAATGAGGCGGTATTGCTGCCGTATGCACTGAAGTCAATCGAATCCGTCTGTGACGAAATCTTCGTGGTGGACAATGGGTCTACGGACGGAACTCCGGAGATTGCCAAGGCCACGTCTGACAAGGTGCGGCTTTTGTATGTGCCCGGCAAGAACGGCGGGGGTTTTGCCGACCCCGACACGCCGGAAGATATGCTGCGCAACATCGGACTGAACGCCTGTAAGGGAGGCGGGGCGGATGTCATTCTCCGATGGGACGCGGACGAAATTCTCTACGAGGGTCAGGAGGAACGAATACGAACACTGATCGAGGAGCGAAGTTACGGTGGATGGTGGTTCTGCTGTCACAGGTTTGTTGGCAGCCTGGATTGGGTGCAAGACCTACGATGGGGCGAGCCTGGGTGCAGTGAGTTGCACAAGACGATTGCGGTGGATAGGTGGGGTAGGCAGGCGTTGCATGGGAAGATCGTCTTGCTGCGGAATCACCCCAGGCTCAAATACCTGCGCAACTCGCACTACATAGGACTTCACTCCTCGGAGTACGAGACCGCGGAGCCACACCAATACCGGATATGCAATGACATCTGGTATGCTCATCTGGAGTGGGCGCGATCGAACAAAAGGCTCTATGACAAGGCGATCCTCTACTATAACCTGATCGCCGATCCCAATGACTACGCGAGATCATGGGAGTTTCAGTCTCAGATTGACCCGGAACACACACTGAAGGAGCAACGGTTGAGACCATTCCATTCAGAACTGCCGGAAGCAATGAAAGGGCTGGTATTGCCTGTAGACCTGAAGACCGAGGAGTTCTGGGACGAACGATCGAAGATGGCACGACGGCGGATAGTAAAGCGCACCTGGAAAGGCGGGGACTGGTAGGGTGAGACGACCAGAGAACGAAGAAGGGGCATTTCATTGTCAGCGGAGAGAGTTGCCGACTGTTTCAATGACGGTCTCTTGGGAGTTATTCAAGCATGCCGATTTGCTGGCGGCGCGTCGCGGTGTGTCCCTGAGTAAGTTATTGCGGCAACTTCTGGAACAAGCACTGGACGAACAATCCCTTGACGACCATGAGAAGAGGATGCATCCACCATGCGCATAGCCTCAGACGGCTTGTTTCAGTTTCCTCTCACATACGGCGATGTCCCGATTACTGATGAGTGGCGTAATGAAATCCTGTCATATGACATCATCCAGTGCTTGGACTACTACACATTCGGGGCCAATGCTTGCCGTGTAGGACATCGGCGGGTGGTGTGCTACGTCAATGAAAACGTCCCATTCAACTCCCAGTATGTCGGGCATGCTCTGGAAAATAAAGAGATCATCCAGAAACACGCCGTGCGGCTCGTGGCAACATCCCGGTCGGTGGTGGACTGCCTGATGATCGAGGGAGTGCCAGCAGGAAAAATCATAGACTGTCCAATATGGACGACCCCGGCGTGTTTCAAGCCGACTTTTACGCCGACTGATGAAGAGAAGCGCATTGCTCTGCGCCGGTCTCTTGACTTACCAGACAGGCCGATGGTGCTCTATGTGGGACGACTGAGCTGGGCGAAGGGGTTGAAGATTGCTGAGGATGCGATTCGAGGGCTTGATGTGACATGGCTCCTGATTGGGGCACAAGAGAGTTACAATCCTCCCGACTGGTCTTGTTGGATTCAGCATTTGAGCACGCCGGAGGAGCTGATACCGTATTACATGGCCGCTGATGTTCTTATCCTCCCGTCCTTACCGACACCGGGATGGATTGAGCAATACGGGCGGGTGCTTGTAGAGGCTCAGGCTTGTGGCTGTCCTGTAATCTCAACAGACATGGGAGGGCCGAGAGACTTGGTTGTCAATAACGAAACGGGATTTCTTGTTCCGCCAGGGAATCCGGCCAGCTTGAGAGGAGCTATCTCGCGGGTTGTCGGAGATGGATTCCTGCGCGATCGGCTACGGAGAACAGCACTGAGCAGATATAAGCGAAAGTTTGCGACGAAGAAGATTGAGAAGCGACTGCAACACGTCTACGATCAGGTGACGGGGATTGAACCTACTTGGTAATATCCTGCTTAGCGGACTGTGTTTGCAATTTCCACTTATATCCCTCTATCTTTTCTGTTTTGACCTCCTTGGTTTCCGTTATGATGATTGGCTCTTGTTCGATCCGGTAGACCTTGCTTTTTGCTATATCTACAACCAATGCTTCACTGTTCTGCAAGTCGGTTCCGCTGAGGTATAATTCCAGCTCTTTTCGGTTTTCGATGAGGATTGCCTTCTTGGTAGACAATGCTTTCCCTGCTCCGTACTCCCAAAGATAGTCTTCCTCCAACCAAGAAGATCGCGGAAGCAAGTTACCACTCAGCGGGATGTATTGAGTGGGTTGACAATTGGACAGGGTAAGCAATACAATAAAGAGGAAATCCATGTCAAGCTCCTTTCAATTTGTTGTGGCGTCGGATGGCAGGTAATGTTCTGGAGGCAAGGGCCGATCCTCGACCCGGATCTCCCGATTGAGACGCGCAAAGGGCGACTTAGGGACTTGCCTGCTGCCAGCATTTTCCACGTTTGTCGCCACTACCCCGATGACTCGCAGTCTCAACGTAGCACCCCTGATACGTCTCGATGTTCACCGGGATAGCGGCAATATCACGCATGTTGGATCAGTATCTTTCGAGCGATTGCAGTCATACTCATGCCGGGAACTGATTGTGCTTCGAGTTTGGCTATGGTCTGCTTAGGGACGGGCACCTTCAGAATGTGTTGTCCTGTTGGTTTTCTCCCTCGCGTGAGTCTGATCCCCAAAACTTCTGGCATTGCTATCTCTCGACCAGCCTTAGCGCACACGTCAGCCAACGGAATCAACCATCGTCGGGTTTTGGAACTGAAGACTGCACCGGGAAATTTACCCGCATTGACCCAGTTGTATGCTGTCTGATATGTCACCCCGAGGAGTTTGCCTGCCTCTCGCGGGTTAAGCCAACTACTTGTATCCATGAACTTCGCCTTCCTTCCCCTGTGTCCGTATCTCAATATATTACTAATTGGCTTGATTGTCAAGGCATTTCTATTGGACATCCACCGAAGAAAAAGCTTGACACTATGCACGTATGGTATTATATTGTATGTATTGACAGGAGGTAATGATGGTTGCGTCACGAAACATCATAAGAGCTCCAGGTGGTGGATATCTGGTTTCGTTCCCCTACTCTGCTGATGTAGTGCAGGCGGTTCGAGAGATACCGGGACGTAAGTTTGTCCCTGCCAGTAAAACCTGGCACATACCGGATACGGCGGCGGCTATGACTCTGTTGCCAATTTTTGCGGTAACGCATAAATTTATGGCAGAGGACGGGATTCTTCAAGAAGCGGCACGGATAACGACTCAGGCCAGTAATCTCCTGACTGCATCAACAGGGACGGAGGCAGAGATTGACATACCGGGACTGAGGCGAGCCTTGTATCCGTTTCAGAAGGCCGGAGTTGCCTATGCAGTAATGGTCAAGCGGTGCCTTATTGCAGATGAGCCAGGACTTGGCAAGACGATTCAGGCTCTTGCAACAATCGAACACCTGAATGCCTATCCTGCATTGGTGATTTGTCCGGCAGGACTGAAATACAATTGGGCGCGCGAGTGCCGGCATGTGGCCGGGCGCAGTGTGTCTATCATACAAGCCGGGGAGTTTCCGTGTTTAGATACGGATATTGTGATTGTCAATTATGACCTTTTGCATAAGTTATATAGGATTCTCATAGACCACAAGTGGGCGGCAATTATCGCGGACGAATCACAATACATCAAGGCCAAATCGCAGAGAACAAAAGCCTGTCTGAAGTTGGCCGACCGGGTGCCAGTGCGGTTAGCGTTGACCGGGACGCCGATCACCAACAGACCAGTGGAGTTGATCAGTCAACTCACCTTCTTGGGCAAGTTTTCTGAGTTCGGCAATTGGGCATCATATACTCAGAAGTTCTGTGCTGCTTACAAGGATAGGTGGGGTTGGCGTGTTGACGGAGCGTCGAATCTGGCCGAATTGCACCAACGACTACAAAAGATCTGCATGGTGCGCAGGACAAAAGAGCAAGTGCTGACTGAACTACCGCCAAAGACCTACACAACGCTACCGGTTGAGATCGACAACAGGAGAGAGTATCGCAAGGCCGAGGCGGATGTAATACAGTGGATCGGACAGAGAGCAATAGAGGATGCGAAATTCTTGGCGTCGATCGCATTGTTCTCAAAGGTCGAACAACAACGACTCATTGCCCAACACCGGGCCAGTGCAGAGGAGAGGGCGGCGAAGGCGAAAACGCTCGTGTTGATTGGAGTGTTGCGGCAGGTAACGGCCAAGGGCAAGACGAAGGCGGCTGTGGAGTGGGTCACGGATATGATAGATACCGGCCAGAAACTCGTGGTTTTCGGCGATCATATCGCCACAGTGGAGTCGATTCGCAAAGCATTTGTAGGGTGTGCGGCAGTTACGGGCAATAGCGATCGGGATGAACGACAGGCGAACATTGACCGGTTTCAGTCCGATCCAGAGTGCCTTTTGATTGTGTGCTCATTTAAAGCTGGGGGTCTTGGGATAACTCTGACGGCGGCCAGTAATGTCTTTTTCCTGGAGTTCCCGTGGACACCAGCGGCGATGGAGCACGCCGCCAACCGGGTGCATAGGATTGGACAGCGAGATGCCGTAAATATCTGGAGTATGGTGGGGGAGAACACGATAGACGAGACAATCGTGGAGACACTTGCAAAGAAACAGACCGTGAGTGATGCGGCCATAGACGGCATAGAAGAGATTGAGAGCACAAATGTTTTTGCGGCTCTTATGCGGGCATTGAAGGAGCAGCGAGGGACATAGATCGGTTATTCGAGTTTGGGGCGGCTTCTACAGAAAACCGCCTTGGTGCCAGGGGGGTCACTGGACGTTCAGTGGCCCCTTTGGTTTGCGTCAATTTATTTTTGCCAAACCCAAAATAATGCTTGACAAATTGATACAACGGTATTATATTGTATATTAGGAAATTGAGACATTCGACCCCAACACTCATGGAGGTTACGACAATGTTGCAAGAGATGGAAATCACAGAGCGCGACTGCAAACTGGTCGCTGGCGTTGAGTGCATCTACGAGCATCGCCTGCACGTGACTAAGGTCGAGGCGGATATGGCGGCGCGGTATATGATGTCATTGACGGGCTTCGATTCGGCTTTGATTGCCGAGTCGTTCGAGCTCGCAGATGCAGAGTTGTTTTAGTAACGCGGCCTGCCGGGTGCCGCAAAACCCGGCTAAAAAAATCTACTCACGGCAGGGCAAATCACAAGTAGGGTCAGATGCGACATGAGATCACAGTCCAGAAAGTGCTTGGCGAAAGGCCGCAGGGTATTCCGGTGGAGTGTTTGATCTTCAATGCTCCACGACCATTGAGGGGCAATATCTATGAATGGGAGGGTGAGTTTGTTACTGGTCGTCATTACGCGGCAGTTGACCCGTCAGGTGACACGGCACAGTGGTGTATTCAGGAGAACGCAAATCTCGCCGCTGTCCTGTGTGAGTATGTCTCACTGCAGGAGATCGACGATTGGGCACGGAAGGAACTTGGCGAGTATTACGAATCATCTGACGCACAGTGGCACAGGCCGATGTATATGGGGAAATTCGGCAGCAGGAATGTTCCGATCGAATCCATCCTGCCGGGGAGGGCGTGATGCAGTGCGACTTGTGCGCCGATCCTGTCGAGGGAACCTGCATTGACAGAGCGGATATGCGGTATGCTGCGCTTCACGGATTCTGCCCTATTGAGCACGGGATGATCCAAAAGCACAGCAAGACCGACCTTGAAGACCTGACAATGGGAGGCTTGGACTTCCCGGCATTCTGGCATACAGAGGTAATATCAGGAGGTATGTCGCTCACAGATTGGATCGTCTGTGCTGAGTGTCTTATCAAGCTGCTACCATACCTACCCACCACCGAACTGAAGGAGGCGTAAGGTGACACAAGAAGAAGCATACGACGAGGTGTGTCGAATCGCCAGGGAACATGCACTTATCTGGCAGGCTGCAGGAGGCGTTGTTACGATCGTGCATCCGGACGTGCAGCGAGAAGAAGGACTTTACGACCAGATACAGCGAATGCACGGAAAGAAGATTGCCAATCCTCCTTTACCGAAGTCAGGATTACAAGAGACGTAACTCTTAAATAGGCAGTCCCGCCGCCCAAAGATGCGGGCAAAAAAACTTTGTAGAACCCAAAATAATGCTTGACAAATTGATACAACGGTATTATATTGTATATTAGGAAATTGAGACATTTGACCCCAACACTCACGGAGGTGCACGATGGACACCAAGATCGAAATAGGGATCGTTAGCCGGATGGCAACCATTACCACTGAAGTGCGTGGTGTCATGATAACGGTAGAACAGAGAGCAAAGTTCGGCGCGAATGTTCTCTCCGAAGCCGAAATCAATTGGCCGGGATGCGGAGCGCAATCCGAGAAGTTCACAACGAATTTCCGACAGGCATTGATAGAGGCAGAACGGATAGCAGAGCGATGGAATCAGTCAACTGGTACGATGCCGGAAGAGTTGACTTTAGAATCGTATCGGACACGTGTCGCACAGGAGGGTTGACGATGCAATCGAAGATCCGGAAGTTGATTTCAGAACTTGACTCAGAGTTCATCGAGCGGCAAGACATCACACGGGGCCTTGCAATAGCAGCCTTGGTTGGCGAGCACGCTTTCTTGCTTGGCCCTCCCGGAACAGGCAAGAGCAAGCTGTCTCGCGCATTCTGCCAGAGGATCGGTGGTCAGTGGTATGAATGGTTGCTGACCAGATTCACGACGCCGGAGGAGCTGTTCGGGCCGGTGGACTTGGCTTCGATGAAGACCGGAAGCCACAGGCGGATCACGAAGGGTAAAGTCCCGGAAGCTGACGTGGCATTCTTGGATGAGGCATGGAAAGGGTCAAGCGCGATCTTGAACGCTCTCTTGTCGGTCACAAACGAGCGTATCTACCACAACAACGGTGCACCTCAGAAATGCCCGCTACGGACGTGCTTGACAGCATCCAACGAGTTACCCGACCAGGACGACGACAGCCTCAAGGCTCTGTATGATCGGATCATGTTCCGGTTCGTAGTTGGACCGTTGTCCGATCCTGGTCTTGTATGGCTCATCAATCGACCACGTGGCAAGAGGTCTGTTCCGGCAGTTGTAATCACGATCGCGGAGCTGGAAACGGCGCAAGACGAGATTGAGGCAGTGACGCTGCCCGCAGGCCTTGGCGAGACATTCGCTGACATCCGGAGCAAGTTGCGTCAGGAGAACATTGAGCCTTCAGGGCGCAGGCTGGACAATGCAGTGAAGCTCCTCCAGGCCAGTGCATGGTTGGACAACCGCACTCAGGTGGAAGCTGAAGACCTGGAAGTGCTTATCCATGTGCTTTGGGACGAGCCTTCACAGATTCCGGCAGTCAAGCGGATTGTCCTTCAGGCAGCAGACCCGAATTGGCAGAAGGCACTGGAGCTGTTTGAGGCCGCAGAAAAAGTAGCGGCTGAAGCGTTCAATGCGGCTGATGGTGGGGACAAAATTACGATCGGCGCAGAGGCTGGATCAAAGGTTAAGATCGCAATCGAAGAGTTGGGCAAGCTTGGCAAATCGGCCAGGATCGCAGAACTCGTCGTGAAGACTCAGGAGCTCCAGAAAAACATCATTCGCCGTTGCTTCGGGATGACGGCATAAGGGGGTTGTGGTGAACGAGAAATACGGTATCACATCAGACATCATCGACAGACTTGGGTGGGAGGCCCAGGTCGGAACACAACCGGTCTTAACGGAGGCATTCGCAGATCAGAAGACAGTCGGAGCGGATTTATACTCGGCATTATTCCGACGCAAGGTAGAGGTAGTTGATCCCCCTCCAGATGCGGCTCGGGCACGAATCTATAAGGCAATGTTGGACTCGTCGGCTTACCTGAGGCTCCATCAGGCCACAATGCACGATCCTATGCTGTCCGCAGGTGGTGCGCTTGGACTGAATCAGTGGATTACAGAGAACGGTCAGGAGATCAAGGAGTCACTGAAGAACTCGGCTGAAGCCGACAAGCTGGACGAACAGCGCGAAATGCTTCAGGACTTGTTCGAGAACCCTGCCGTGGAATTGTCCGAGGAAACACGAGACGGAATCATGGAACGCATGGACGAACTGCAGGCCAGTGCTGCCGGACAACGCAATGCCGCGGTCAAGGCAATCAGTAATCAGACCGACGCTAAACTCAGAGCAAAGATGGTTGCGTCTTGCAACAGCACAACAGAAGCGATCGATACGGCGCAGGCCATAGCCGGAGGTTGGGGCAATGAACCGGGTATCGTGCAGGCGATACTACTAAACAAGAGCCTGATGTCCACAGTGACCAAGGATGATCGAATGAAGAAGATCATTGCACTGGCAGGACGGATGAAGGAGGTCATTACTGCAGAGCGATCGAAACGGCCAATGTCCGGGCCGAACAAGGTCAATGTAGTTGCCGGGAATGACATCGAGAATGTCATATCGTCTGAACTGGCAATGCTGGCCGACGAAGACACTGAGGATGTTTTCTACGCCAAATATCAAGAACGGTCACTACTCCAGTATGAGCGACAGGAAAAGCCAAGGCTTGGGAAGGGGCCGTTTGTGGTCGTGATTGATGAGAGTGGATCAATGGCCGGCGATGAGATCCAGTGGGCGAAGGCAATCACGTTTGCGCTCTGCACTCAGGCACGACGAGAGCGGCGCAAATTCTCGGCAATCAGTTTTTCGTCTACTGGAGATCGAAAAACCTGGATACATCCGACGCCCTTGGAGTTTGTCGAGTGCTTACAGCACTTCTACGGTGGAGGCACCGAATACGAAGGGCCATTGACTGAAGCAGCGAAGATCATTGAAACCGAGGAACCGAACGGGGACATAGTGCTCATCACGGACGGTTGCTGCCGGGTATCGGGTGGATTTGCAATGCAGTTCAAGGCCACAACGCAGCGGCTTGGCTGCAAGGTCATTGGCCTCCAGGTTGGATCATATGGGTACCAAGACTCACTCAAGGCGGTGTGCGATACGGCATTCAGCGTATCGACAAGCAACGGCGACATCAGCAAACTGACCGACATTGTGGCGGCGATGTGACCCAGAGGGACAGGCTGACAACCTGCCTCAAAAAAACTTTGTAGAACCCAAAATAATACGTGACAAATTCTTGACAAAGTATTATATTGTATATTAGGATATTGAGACTTTCACCCCAACACTCACGGAGGATACGACAATGACCGCAACACCTGTGACACTCCGCCGCCGCAACGGGGACGCTCGCAACACCTACAGCTACACGCTGCGCAACCCGTACCACAACACCGTGTGCACTATCCATGTTCCCCATGTGGTCGATAACGTAGACGAGCTATTCTCCGAGATATGGCATCATGCTCAAGTACTTCGATCGGCATCAGCGCAGCGCTGCATGCGGCGCGTGCATAGAGTGCTCTGCGGACAACAGGACTGCACATGCAGCGCCGTATGGGAACTGGTTGGTTGATACTCACCTACGCGCCGGTCGCCAATGGTCGGCGCACAACCCTGGAGGTTTCAGATGGCGAACATGAGCTACTGCCGATTCCAGAATACATTGGAAGACCTTCGAGCTTGCTACGATGTCATCAAGGAAGATGATTTCGAGGACATGTCACAAGAGGAAAAGAAAGCTAAGGCGGAATTGATCGGATTGTGCGGTAATATCTTCTATTATGATGCTGATCAGAACGAGTGCGTGGAGTAATTCAATAATCACTCAGGAGGGCAAGACGATGACAGTCTCAAGTTTCGACGACGTAGTAAGGGCAGGACAGAAGACACGCGAACTGCCGACACTGGGGAGTCTGTTGTGGTGGTCAATCGCTAACGTGCGCATTCCTATATCCGAAGTTCGGGCGCGGTTTGAGGCTCTTGGGTTGCCGACCGATCGGATTGAAGATCGTAAGCCGAAGGTGGCGTTCACAAAAGCCTGCGGACAACTTCGGGAGGCCAGCAAGTTTGTTCGGGCTTGTGGTTGCAATGAGGAGCGAGTAGCAGTGGCGGTCGTGGCTGAGGAATTGACTGACGACGATCCCCGCTACACAGTGGAGGGCCGGGTGTCATTCGATCGGGCCAGCACAAGCATAGTTGCAACCAACGACGCCCTCCAACATAAGACCGATACTGCGTACCGGGAATTCTTGACTGCATACGATGCAGACGACATCAGGAGTCTTCTTCTGGACATCGTGCGGCACGACCTGGGTGCGATCGGTCTTCGGCCTAACGGTGGGGTCTATTTCACCCACCGGGAACATGATCCGGTGCTGGACAAAATCACGAAGTTTGTTGCCAGTCTCGGCACGGATTCGGTATATTTTACCCTCGGAATTGCCGATGCAGAGGACGCCAGGGAAAACCTGTTCACCGTCATGCAGGACGAAATGCGACGTGACTTAGCGTTGGCGGCTCAAGAAGTCGAGCGGTTGTTGAGCGGCGAGACCAAGACTCGACCGAAGACCCTCTCGGACAAGATCGCCTCTTTCAAGGCGGCCAGCGCGAAGGCGGAGATGTATGAGGGGCTTTTGCACCTGCAGGCCGATGACATCCATCAGGAGATTGCCGACCTGACAAGCAAGGTCGAGAAGGGTTTGCTCAGTCTCATGTCGGCGGCGTAAGCTCGCACGGATTTGGGGAGCGGCAACTGCCACTCCCCTTCCGGGAAGGAGAATTCGATGGAAAAGAAAGAGAAAGATCGCATCAGGACAGCACTGCAAGACTACACGGCTGCTCTGGTATTCTGTAACGATGGATCGGTGGTAGCAACCCGCTACGGGGCTGACGGCCCATACTCTGGAGCTCTTGAGAGAGAGATCGAAGCACTCCCGGCCAAGATCACGAAATACCACCCTCACGAAATAACCAAAGGTCAGTGTCGGCTTGATATTACATTCAGGCCGATACAATGCGATTGCACTGCGGTTGGCCCAGAGGAGCGGATTGAGCTGTCTATGGCGCGAGCAACACTGGAGGGCCGTCCTGCAGCGGTGATCGGGATAACTACAGATGCCCCCAAGGTGGTCACATTGTGGGGATTCCCGAGACTGTATACAAATTGCCTGTGGCAGAAAGTGCGTCAAGTCATTCGCCACGAAGGTGGGCAATTTTTCATTTCGAGATGAGGAGGTTATCTTCATGGGAAACAAGAGGTTGTTGATAGCCAAGATAGTTTCATGTGTCGGATTATTCATGGTCTGGGGTTGCGCTGGTGCCCTTGGTCACCCTGCCGCAACAGACCCAACAGAGCGCGGTTTGGGTTATATAGCTGCCGCGATTGTAACTCATGGTATATTAGGCGCGATCTTCAACAAGTGAGGAGGTTGTCAATGAAATACAAGGGATCGGCAATCATAGGCAAGCCGGATAACGGCGGATGGTTGGGGGTTGTGTTGTTTTTCGGTAGTTGTGCGATCATCTTAGGGGCAATCGTCGTCATATCGGTGCTCGTCCGATGAAAGGGCGGGGTTATCCTACGGCAGATATTGTCAACGTATCAGCGTACGATAATGACCCGCTGTCAACTCCATCAGTCCCACCGATGAATGATGATACGCGGCCCTATCGGGAGCTGGTTGCGGCGGTGATTCTACAAGCCATAGTGGATTTCCGGTTTGACTCGAAGTCCAAACACAACGACCATATCGGTTTCACTCGGACAAACAAGGCCAGTGCGCGGTATTTTCTGGAGTCAAAAGAATTGCACATACACTGGATCGAGATGCTGAATCTCAACTCTCGGGCGGAAGATGCACTGAGTGAGCACTTCCAGAAGATCACCAAACAAGGCATTACCAGTGCAGACTTGGAGCGTATACGACTGGCGCTGAATGGTACGGGTGATGGGATGATAAAACGATCAGAAGGCAACAAGGACAAGCATCAGACTCGGCGAGTGGAGGCAGCGTAATGCGGTTGACAAGGTGGGCAGTGATTTTGATCCTGCTGTCCACCGGAGGTTCTATCGCAGAAGAAAGAGGAATTGCATCATTCTACGGGAAGGAGCGACATGGGAGAAAGACAGCAAGTGGGGAGGTGTTCTCCATGTGGCGATTGACGGCGGCTCACGAACGATGGCCCTTCGGCACGATAGTCAGGGTCACACGGGTCGACAACGGTAAGAGTGTGGTAGTCAGGATCAACGATCGAGGGCCAGGGGTGCCGGGCCGGATCATCGACCTGTCGATGTATGCAGGGACGAAACTGAAGATGTACAAGGAAGGACTTGCTCAGGTGAAGTGCGAGTGGATCGGATTCAAGACACAGACTGAAACGAGAACAGGCCGAAGGAGGAGAGGATGACACTGGAGCAGTGGATCAAGGCAGGGGGATGTATGTTGTCGAATTGGACAGCAGTGTGGTGCTGCAAGTCACATCAATCGACAACAGGGAGGCCATGCAATATCCGAACATTGCGACACATGGAACTGCAGGACATCTTCGCAATCTGGGGAGGCGGCAGCACTGCGGAACGGGAATTGCGGAGGTTTGCCGAGCGGGAAGGGATGGAGGCATTATTACCATGACTGATTTGATGAAGATTTCGGATGTAGACCGCAAGAAGTGGGTGCAACACGACAGAGGACTCTCGCAATACTGGCGAACAACCCGATTACCCCTGGGGAAGTATGTCAAAGCTAATCGGAGGCTGATCGACGAAGTGATACAGGACGTCACGAGCGGGAGGAAGGTGATTCACTACCTGGCAAACGAGTAGCAGGAGGGCAGTCCTGCCGCCCAAAGATGCGGGTCAAAAAAACTTTGTAGAACCATTAAAAAACACTTGACAAATTAACTGCATTGTATTAGCTTATATATGTTGAAATTGAGCAACTCACCCTACTCGCACGGAGGTTCACAATGATTGCACCGACCTTGATTAATAACACTTCCGTTGACTTGAGGACGATTGGAGCAGAAGACGTCGTGATTGCCGCAATCAAGAACGACCAGCCCTTGCCGGAGGAGATTGCAGACCTGTTTAACCTGACTATTTCGCATCGTGAGGATGGCTCCGTATTTGGTCTCCTGAATTTCGCATAGCTGACCACTTGATCGGGGCGGGCCAAAAACCCGCCCCATAGGAGGATAGGACGATGGACAGGAACGAACGATTGGCAACACTGGAAGAGGCCCAGGAAAAGCTGCAGGAGGCCATTGAGTTAATCGAACAGGCCGTGAGAGGACAGCGCAACGAGCGCGGAGTAGATGCCTACCTTCTGGCGACCTTGAAGATGTGTGCCAGCAACGACCATGGCTACCTGGGGAGACAGGACTACAATCTCGGAGACCTGATCGAGTCCGAGCTTCACCCTGACGAAGAGGAGGAATAGCAATGAATGCACAGGCGGAACGCACGGACGGGGAAGGCTTGAAGCCAGGGGATTACACGATGATCAAGGGACGTGTTCGACCGAGACGATTGACCGAGGAGGAGTTGGACAGGGTGATCGCAGCCCTGCAGGTCGCGGGGTTCCATGAGGACAAAAAGGCTTTCGCCAGATTGTACGTCGAGAATCGAATATCATACAGGACGGCACTCGATTCGTTTGAGGCTGGTCGCCAGCAACGGATTGCAATTGCGTTGAGTGGGATTGATCCAAATGCGTAGGAGGATCGTGATGACACAGGAGTTGATATGGCGGAGACGGGAGTTGGCCGAGAACGTGCAACAGTGTCAGAGGTTCGAGGATGACATGAGGAAGTCTCTCAAGTCTGCCGAGATTGCTATGCATACCTCCCAGTCTGCACTGGACAGTTTCGACCTTGTGCATCCCGACGTTGAACTACGGGAGTTGAACCAGAAGACGGTTTTCTTCTGCAAGTTCTGTATGCGCAATATGCTCTCCGCCTCGACTACGTCGTGTGACTGTAGTACTGCGATATCGGATGGCATGATATATGATGCAGTGCCGTTCACTGAAGGCAAGCCTGATGCTCGTTGTCCTGACTGCGGAGTTGCGATCGGAGGGTTTCATCATTCAGGGTGCGAGCAGGAGCGATGCCCGAAGTGTGATGGTCAACTTATTTCCTGCAGGTGCAATCTGTTAGGGGTAGCCTGATGTCACAAATGGACTGGAATTATCGGCGGTTTCGTGATGCCACAGAAAAACTGGAGGAGTGCCTGCGGGTGCTCAGGGACGGGCCGGTCAACACAAACGACATGAGCATTGAGGAGCATAAGGCTATGCTGCAACTGCCGGACTTGTGCTACACATATTCGGCGGTTGCGGATGGGAGGGAAGGATGACGGACATGCAAACCATAGGCTATTGTTTGCAGTGCGGCAACAGGACAGACGGAACACAGTTCTCAGGGATCGTCCGGTTGATCGAGGATGTTGCTTATTGGCGACATCAGGCAGCGAGAAAGCGAGGTAACCGGTGACGTCTGCCGACTGGCAACAGGTCGGAGTTCTGAATGCTTATCCTGGCGAAATCGCACGGGTTGCAGCCGACCGATGGGTGCGCTATACATTCACAGAAGAAACGCGAAAAGTTGTTCGATGGAAACCAAAGGAAGCAACATTCCAATTGTCAGGAGGTCGAGCTCTATACCGCATTGGACTGGATTGCGTAGGAGCGCGTGGTTGGCCACAATACAGGATCTACAGGAGGATCGAGTAACTTTTTGTCTTGACAAATTCGTGTAATTGTATTATATTGTATTCACTCAAAGGAGGTCTTTATGGATGCATCAAAGGCAGTGCAGGATTATCAGACACTTCGGGAGATGTCAGAGCTACTGGCTCAATCTCAGTGTTTTTACGAATTACTGAAGGAGGGCCAGAAAAGGTACCTAACAACAGGAGAGATCTTTGTTCGCGTGCTGGCCGGCCAGGAACTTGGCCTTCCTCCCGTATACTCTGTTGGACAACTATACGTGCAAGGAGGACGTGTTTGTTCGTCGGCCAAATGCATGTGGTCGATGATCAAGGGCAGTGGATTGCTGGAATCCTCACAATTCGAGGAAACGTCCACGAGTTGCAGACTCACTGTCAAGCGTAAGGGCAACCCTCGGCCATACTCACTGCTGTACACCATGGACGATGCCATAAAGGCCGGACTTGCAACGCGCAGCGTATGGATCAAATATCCTGGGGCTATGATGCGTTCCAGGGTTATTTCTGCTGTTGCCAATGTTGAGTTCGGTGATGTAACTGGGAATATGCACACACGTGAGGAGTTAGGCTATGAGTGGTCAGATGATGTAGCCGCAGAAACCGTAAGTGCGCGGGACACAATTCCCCCCGAAGTGCCAGTAGTCGAGAACGTCTTACCGCCGACGCCCGCGATCCCCGAACCGATTCCTCCAACACCAGACCCACCCGAACCTCCTAAGCCGCCGTCGCAGTCATGGACGGAAATCCTTGAGGGCATTCGTGTGGTCGGTGGCACGTGGACAGACGAACAACATGCCGATCTGTTGATTGCATTCACATCAGAGAAAATGAAGGCGGCATGGGCTACGCAGTTGCTTGAGAAGCTTGCCAAGACCCCGACCAGCGAGACGGCGGTTCTCGGAATCTCATTCTTCAGGACGCGAGGAATTCTACCGGCAGTGCAGGAGCCTGTCGATCTTCCGCAAGAAGTGGTCACAGCCTACCCAGGATTGATTGAA